TATTCTCCTCAATGTATCTTAACATCAATTCACGAATGACTTCACTTTTCTTTTTGTAGTTTTTATCACAAGCTTCAGTAAACTTTTGATAAAGTGAAGGTTGGATTCTTAAATTTACATCTTTAGTTGCTTTTTCTTTTCCCATACTTTATCTATGCATTTACTTTGCATTTTTGGGGTAGTTTTTCTAATTTTGTTCAAGATTTTTGAAACTGTTGTAAACCTCCCACTGAATGCATTTTAAACACAATGTCATCTGCTATATCTTCTTTGGTTTTACTTTTAGAGAGCCTTCTGAATTGGTTTACAACATCAAATAAAAGTTAATTAATGTCTCCATTTGACTCTTTAACTTGCGGTTGCCAACGTGGTTCTTTCTTTTTCTTCTTAGTTTCAAATGTGATTTGCGGTGGAAAAAGTCTTCGAACCAAAGGAATAGCAATTCTCTGAAATCCCGCTACATCCGCAGTTGTCGTGGAAGTTTCTCTAAGTTGTTTCCACTCATCAAAAGTTACCATGTCAAGTAATTGATTTTTCATTTACGACCTATCTGATTCAAAATAGCCTGTTTTTGACTTTGTCCCTGCTTTGGAAAACCAATCATTCCCAGTATTGCAGCTTGATTTTTATTAAATCCACCCTTAATCTCGCTTTTCTTTTTTGAAGGCTTTAAACAAAGATCTGTATCGCCTTTTTCACAATTTGAGCAACAAGCTTTAGCTTCTAAGAATTTTTTAAATGTTATCATTACATCATCCCCATTGGAGGTGCACCGCCCATTGGTGGGCCTACCATCATACCACCCATTGGATCAGCTCCCATTCCTCCTCCAGAAGCCATAGCTTTCAGTGAATGAGCTTTCAGTTTTTCAAAATGACCTCTTCCAATGACTCTTTCCAAGTCTTCAAGCTCACCTCGATAATCATTCCCATTCATATCCTGAACTTTTTGCCTGTTTGTGCCTCCAGAACCAGCAAATACTTTCAATTTGTAAGATTCGTCATTGATTTTTTCAAAAGCAACTTCTGTGGGCGGCATGACCTTAAAGTTTTTGCCACTCAATGTGCTTTTGAATTCCAAAGGCTGATAAAGAGTAAATGTCGTGGCCATATCAGCCGCTGCCTGTTCTTCCGGGCTGATATCCAATTCTTTACTCATAACCCTTAAATCATCATGCGTACCTTGATCTGGATTAGGAGGCTGTGTGCTTCCACTGCCCATCACTGGGGCGGATTCTTGTTCTACAAATTCACGAAAACTGATCATATCATATGTATATACTGTCAAAAGAACAAAATGAGGTATGTTTTGGATTCACCACGTTTTTCAAATTTCCGAGAGCTTATCGATAGATGGGACGAAGAAGTCGCAAATGACAAGCTTACCACCCTATTAGATGGATTAGGACTAATTCTTTTCTTCGAAAAAGACAAAGAAATCTTTGGAGCAGGAGAAGATAGTCGAGTTGTTTTTGCAAAGCTTAAAAACCCAGATGATGAACTTCCCAGTGGATGGGAAGATGAAGCAAACTTTTCAGCTTATAATCTGAATAAACTGCTGAGTGGCCAAAACGCCCATCATGTCTTTGACAAAGAAGGGGTTAAAAATATTAATGTCATTGACAGAGAAGAAGCGTATGACAAGCTTAGAAAATCAGTGGGTGAATTAGACTCTCCTCAAGTCAACATGTTCAATTTAGACTCTATGTTGGGTAAAAACAAAGACCCAGACGAAGCTCCAAACTTCATATACACTAAGGAGAGAGATTAAATGCCTAATAGCCTCTTAGAATTACAGGATTTATATCACGAAGCACTTGTGCGTGAAATTATCGAAAAAACAAAAAGTTGCGGCATGAGCTGGGCACACCTTGGAGGAACCCAATTCTCAGCAGAAGGTTCTGCTGGTGGTTCGACTTGGTCAACTTTTATCACCAAAACACAAATTGGCAATCTGACTTACAAATACACACTTGATGTCAAAAAAGATGGAGCATCTTATGTTACCGTTGAAGATGGGCCGCTTCCATTTACAGAACGTGATAGTGTCGTAAAAGACCTGTACGAATTGGTAGAGATTGTGACTTTGGAGCTGGATGCCAAACTCAAAGAAACTCTCGATGCCCTCAAGGGTCTGGACGATTGTTCAAGCTAATATGTCAAGATTATTTGAAGATGCTGGAAAACAGCAAAAAAGAAAATGGCAATGTTTTGTATGTGGAAAGCAGTATACTGAATTCCAAGATTACAAAAACCATATCATCACAGAGCACGAGGAGGGTCGAGAATACATTTCTTGCCCTTCCTGCAAAGCCCCTGTGAGAGATCTCAAATCGCATTATCGGATTAAGCACCCCAAACGAGCGATGCCCAAAAACACTCAACAAACAGTTGCTGTTTGGAAAGATTTCGCACCCGGTGGCAAAAAGAAAAAGACCAAAAAACCTACTTTTCAAAAAGGTTACTTTGAGTCAAAAAAAATGAATGGAGCTTTGTTTTACTACCGATCTGGTTACGAAAGAGACATTTACAGCTTGTTAGAAGAAGATGCTGATGTCGCTGCATATTATGCTGAACCTTTTAAGATTCCATATCATTTTAAAGGTGGATGGCACAATTACATTCCAGATATAAAAATTCATTACATTGACAATAGCATTGAAATATGGGAAATCAAACCTGCTAGTCAAACTCACTATGAAGTAAATAACGCAAAATGGGCTGCTGCGAAAAACTACACAGAAAACGTAGGATGGGACTTCAAAGTGATCACAGAAGTTGGCAAAGGAAAACTTCAAGCTAAGATCAAAAGGCAACGTCAGCGTAAAAAATAATCTTTCTTTCACTAACATATTATTAGCGAAAGGAAGATTTATATGGTCAAACACGCATTGTTTCTTAAGTGGTGGCTTTACTTCGCTGCTACATGTGCTGGAATTTACATTGCCTATCAGCTCGGCATCTTCGAAGAAATTTACAAAAAAGACTCCAGCAAACTTAGCTTTGTAATCATGGCAGGGTTTGCTTTCATGTCTATCTGGTGTGGAAAAATAACCTTCACAGTCAGTAAAGCCTTAAACTCCAAACCATATTTTGCCCAAGAGGGCAAACGATTAGAAAAAGCAATCAAACAAGAAGAACATGGTTGGTTTGCATGTTCTAAGTTTGAACAAATCGGATATGTTGGAACCCTTATTGGATTTATCATTATGTTGGCAGGATTTGCCAACATTGATCCAAGTCAACTTAAATCGCTTCAAGCTCTGATTGTCAGCCTTGGTGCCGGAATGGCTACCGCTCTTTACACAACCTTAGTTGGTTTAATTTGTAGTCATCTTTTGTCGTATCAGTATTATAACCTTGGCCAAGCTATCAGGGAGCTGGAAAATGAAGTGTAAAGGTGGACGAAGAGAATACGGTTCAACAACATCTCAAGTTGACATCACCATGAATATGCTTTTAGCTTTCATAGGCATGTTTATATTGGCGTTTGTGGCAATGAGAATCAAGATTGAAAAATCCAAAAAGATTGACGCCAAAGCAGAATTTATGATCACAGTATCATGGCCAAAAGAAAGCGGTGATGATGTTGACACATATGCAGAAGATCCTATGGGAAACCTTGTCTTCTTCAGGCGACGAGAAGAAGGATTGATGCATCTTGACAGAGATGACCTTGGGAAAAGAAATGATCGTGTAAAAGATGTGTTTGGTAACATAATCGAAATACAGGAAAACCAAGAAATTGTCACAATCAGAGGTATTATTCCGGGGGAATACGTTGTCAACACTCACATGTACAGAAAAACAGATGGCAATCCTACAAAGGTTAAAATTCACTTGCAAAAACTAAACCCGCAAGTCGAAACTATTGCCCTGACTCATTCTGAGTTTATTAGTACAGGTGAAGAAATTACAGCTTTTAGATTCAAGATCAATGAAGAAGGTGATGTAACCTATGTTAACGAAATAGAAAAACCTTTGGCTGTAAATCATATTTCTCCAACATATGGTGAATCCTCAGAATTCGCCATCCCAGAAGGTGAAAACTATGAATGAAATTTTAGCTGTAAAAATATTTACCGACATTAACACACTTGGCATTCCGATTGCAACTCTATCATTGTCTATAATTTTACTATGGTTTCTCATAGGCACCAAAGGCAACTGGGCCATAAAGGCTTTTATAACCGGTTTGACAATTTACTTTGCAATCTGTGCTTGGAGTTCTTTAAACAGTTTACTTGGATGGCCCAGTGCTGAATCTGTTGTTGGTAAAAAGGTTCAAATTCTATGGGTAGATGTCAAAGAGCCAAATAAGAAAACATATGAACCGGGAGCAATTTACATTTGGGTAAAATATATGGAGCCCCAAAAAACAAAAAAATCAATTATTGTCAGACTTCACACTAAAGAGTCAAGCGACGAACCTCGAATTCACAAAATACCTTATTCTCGAAAAACTCATCAACAAGCTGCGGCTATCAAAAAACAAATTGCTTCAGGAAGACCCTTCTTTGGAGAAATTAAAAAAGAAGGAATTCAAGGACCACAAGGAAAAGGAAAAGGGCAAGGCAAGGGCCAAGGCAAAAGCAAGGGTGGACGTGAGGGCAAAGGTAAAAACAAGGGAATGAACGGCGGTGGCAGCATAAGCCAAGAACAAGAAATGATGTTTCATCAACTCCCTGCACCTAGCTTTCAAAGCAAAGATGGTTATTGATTCAATTTCCGTGACGAGTTTCAATACGTCGAACCGTTTGACTCGGTGAACGCATTGCAATTGACTGAGTTACCGGACCTCTGGACTTAAACCTAACACCTTTGAGTAATTTTCCATCAGTGATACCTGTTGCAACAAACATAACATCTCCTTTAGCCAAATCATCAATGGAAAGGAGATGTTCTTTTTCATCTGGTGTAGGATGATAACCAGCTTCACCTGCTTTATCCCAAAGCTGACACTCAAGATAACCACCCATACATTTCATAGCTGCTGCTGTAATCACAGCTTCAGGTGATCCACCAATTCCAACATACATATCGATCCCGGAGTCTGGCTCACAAGCAGCAATGCAGGCAGATACATCACAATCAGAAATGAATTTAATTCGACAACCAAGTTTCCTTAGCTCAGAAACCAAGAGACCATGCCGTGGTCTGTCAAGCACACAAACATCGACATGCTTAATTGATTTGTCCAAAGCATTTGCTACCAATTCCACATTTGCTGCAATAGGATTCTTCAAAGTTACATTGACTTTACTTGCAACTTTTGGCCCAACAGCAATCTTCTTCATATAATGAACTTCGGTTTTGTAAAAACAATCTTTTCCAGCTAAAGCTAAAACAGACATTGCCTCATATCCACCTTTTGCTGTTGGCGTTGTTCCTTCAATTGGATCTACAGCGATACTGTAAGTCTTTTCCTCTTCAACAACATTCAATCCGTAAACTTCACCTTCATACAACCCAAAAGATTTGTCTTTCTTGCCTTCACCAATAGCAATCACAGACCTGAAATCAATTCTATTCAGACGGTCCTGCATCGCTTTGGTAGCAGCTTCGTCAGCTTTCTCTTTTTCTCCTCGTCCAACCCATTCTGCTGCTGCAATAGCGGCAGCTTCAGTAACTCTAACTAAATCAAGATGAAAGTTTTTCACAAATGCTCCTTAAAATACACCTTTGTCTTTAACTTGTAAATCTCGTGTAACACGTTTGCTGTCTTCGTCGAAATGTTGAGTAGAAAATTCTATAATGTACGTGTCTTCTAATGCTTCCATTTGATGTTTTACACCGGGAATAACATGAAAAGCTTCACCAACACCTAATTCACCATGTTCAAAATCAACTCCATCTTCTTCATAGGTGAAATTTATTTTTCCTTGTTGGATATACAACACTTCGTCTTTAATTTCGTGATAATGGTAACTACAATATTTTCCCTGTTTGATAAACAGGATTTTACCACAATACATTTCATTATTCACGATCCATAATTCCCAACCCCATGATTTAGGAACGAATTTCATATCTTGTGGTTTAATGTGATTTTCGCTTCTCAAAGGGCCTCCAAATGATTGATTTCAAAAACTTTATAGACAGCACCGAAAAAAGCAAAATTGCTTCTTTTGACTTCGATGAAACATTAGCCGTTGAAATGGAGCCAATATGGGAATGCATTGAAGCTCTTATTGATTATTCCAATCAAGGCTACAAGATTGTTATAGTAACAGCCAGAGACAATTATCAAAAAAGTGAAGTAGAACACTTTGTGGAATCTTGGGAACTCCCTGTTGAAGATATCATTTGTACAAACATGGAACTAAAAGGCCCCTATTTAGAAAAAATAGGGGCCGAACTGCACGTTGATGACAATGAAGAACAACTTCAATCAGTAAAAGATCACGGTGTAAAAGCAATTAACACTATGGATATTTTAGGAAAAGACAACCACTAAGGTGAGCCTTCGTTCCAAGAATTCCAAAGATCGCCATTCTCTCTGATTTTTCCGTCTTCGTAAATTCTGGTTTTTCTAGCATAAGCTTCATCCATTACATCAGACAGAACCCCTTTCGCAACAAGATGTCTACGAAAAGACATGGCTGCATCACTTTGACTCCCTGTTGATCGACTTGTTACACTCTCCATGATTTTATGAAGAATCCCTTTAAGGTAAGCTCGCATTCCATAACGAGCATCCTTTACTCTTGGATCGTCACCAAGAATCCCCCAGTAAACTGCACTCAAACAAAAATTCAAATCACCTGCTGTTTCTGTTGGTGAACTCGCACCAATTAAAACAGCCAATCGATCAGCATTTGCGCTTACCTTGGTGACCTTATCTTTGTTGAACCCACTGGAATTGAAAGTCTGATCTTCTGCTCTTGGGTCTTGAACATATTTCTTTACAAGACGATTAGCCCAATAACCAAACAATTCTCCTTTGATATGGTCAGGCTCAGGACCAAGAATGATTTGTTCAACAGCTTCTGTAATTTGTTTGGTGTACTTTTCACGATCTGATTGTTTGATGTAAGGCATCTATTACTCTCCGAATTTAAAATTGTTTACAAATGGAATAACCACTCTATCGATCTTAGAGTAAAATTCTTCCAAACCCTTGTTGTTGCTGACGAATAAATGAAAAAGATTCATATCATCAGGTGCACCTTTGATTTTTTGATTCAGTTCTCTTGAAGATTGAAGTTGCAGATTCACTTCTTCATCGTCATCAAAACTCAAAGCCCATTCAACATATGGTCTAATCAAAGCCTCTGATCCATTAGGATCATTGTTTAACTTCTGTTTTCTCCCTACAAGAATATTGAGACCACCTTCTTCATACACTCTTTGCCATTCATTTGGATAACGAACATCACTAATGATTTTAGGATCAGAAGTTTTAAAAGGCTGGTCAACCCAGACGCTTGACCGAATAGTCCTGAATCCATCTCCAATAAACTGGAGACCTTTGCGAACATTCATGTCAAATCCGGGTGGAGTTTCTGGATTTGCTTTCCACTCTTCAATAAACTCACGACTTACACCAAAAGCATCACTGAAAATATTCTTTACGCCGTAAGCAAAAGCTACTCTTTGCCAAGAAACCCCTTTGTAAAGGTTGATTTTTTCATAGAGATAGTCCGCAAGACTGTCTTTACCATGCTGGGCTTGGCCTCCCACTCCAATCACTAACATAAAAGCTCTCCTTAGCTGTTTATTAGATTCTAAATAAAAACCAAAGAGTCTGCAATGGTAATATTCATCATAAATAAAACATGCTAAAAATGCCCTTTATCAAACCCGTAGTTATTCTTTCGCACTATAGATGTGGCACAAATCTTCTTAGAAGAACACTTCAGACCCACCCTAACCTATGGAACATTGGAGAACCCTTCAACGAAGACCACTTGAATCTTCACAAAAAATTCCCCAATACATTAGAAATGATCAAATGGGGTATAAAAAAAGGCGGATTTGTGATTCATCACCATCAAACGCCACAACACGATGGATTCTGGAATGCAATTGAATCAACCAACGTAAAGATCATTCGACTTCTTAGAAGAGATCAATTCAAACAATATGTGTCTTACCAGTTATCAAAAAAGACGTATGTTTTTCACTTAAGAAACAACCAAAACTACACACCTACACAAGCCATTAAAATCAACACTAAGAAAATGGTCAAATGGTTTGAAGAACTAGATTACTTTAACGCAATAAGTGCACATCTGAAAAACCCTAAAATAACAATTCACTACGAAGATCTTTGTGAAAGTTTCGATGAACAAATGTATCTGATACAGGAATTTCTGAAAGTCAGAAAGTTGAAACTTTCGCCCGCAACAAAGAAAATAGAAACAAGGCCAATAAAGGAAGTGGTAGAAAATTACGAAGAGGTTATCCAAAAAATGCCCATATTCCGAAAATCAATTGAATAACAATAAGCAAACCCACTAACCAATTATAAACTTTATCACTCATGTTATCACCGCTATTTCATTACCTTCAAACATTACATCGCCCATACACAATATATGATATTGTAATTCGCCACTTTGACTTGGAAGAAAACATGTTTCACATGGAACATCAATAGAAACATGATCCACCATAACCTCTTTCACGCCTATCACATAAACAGCCCAATTTGGCTGATTTACTTGAGCGTTTCGTCTTATCAAAATCCGATGTGATCCGGGTCTGGCATATCGCATAGACCAATGAATTTGACTTACTTTGTTAGATGCTACATTTTCAAAAACAGAGGGAATGATTGCATGAATCATCAAAGCAACAACTGCTATGGTTAAATGATAAACATGACCCAATGCACGAAACATGTGATTGGTGTAACTCATGTTTATATTTCTAAGATGACCCATCCTTTTCCTCCAATGAGGAAAGATATTCTAACAAAGGATCATAACATTCGTCAATTCCTTTGTATCGTCGCTGCTCTTTTGTCATAGATTCAAGAGCGGAAATAAGAGGTTTTATCTGAATCTCTTCAGGCATAAGCACATACGAACGGATCAGAAACAACATCGCCTTTTTCTCTGGAAAAGGCTGAGTAACCTGTCTTTCCACCTTCATGAACAATTGAGGGTTATCAGGATCAAATGGCTTTTTCTCAATAGACGGATGGGAGTTCAATGTGTTTTCAAACATAGGTGACCAAACAAAACGCACAAATGGACCTTTGGACATAATATTTTTAACAAAGCCCTCTGCTCGATCCAGTTTCATTCCGGGAATTCCTTCATGAACCTCTCGGTAACTCTTTCCAATTTTTTCACCTACACACCAGCCACTAGGAAAAAATATGCAACCATAAGCAAGCCAATCGTGATCGTCATCATACTTCAAAATAGCGACATCTTCAGGAAGGTTCATACATGTGCCATCTAAAGTCTCAGGAAGCTCCTTGAAATCTGGGTATTCTTCATGAACTTTATTGTGAATCCAATCCCGTATATGATCGCTAGTTTGCCAATCAAGATCATATGTGGCAAAACAAACAGGGCCACCGACTCTGCCAAACTTCATCTCTCTGTAAAACGGATATGTTTCATCAATTTGAAAATACTTTTGGTCCATTTCTCCATGACCAAAATCTTTTCCCAAAGGGCTCAAACCGGGAGCAACACTATATTTTCCGTCAGCATATGGATGGTACATATTTTAAAGACCTTATCACAAGCTTCACAACGATATTCATAAATGGGCATTTCAGCCTCCGTTCAACTCATCCACTTTATCTTGAAGATAATCAAGAGATTGAACTCCTACCTCTCTCCCAACCACCTGACCATCTCTATAGAAAATCATAGTTGGATAAGCTGCTACTCCTTGATCAACAACTATATTCTGATGCTGATCACCATCAACCTTAACGATCTTGACATTATTGAGCTGTTCCAAAACTGGAGCCAGCATACGACACGGACCACACCATGTAGTGAAAAAGTCCACCAGTACCAATCCGGGGGATTCCAAAACAGCCTCCTGAAAATCAGCACTTTCATTGAGTTCAATCATTTCTTTACTCCAAATAACGGTTTGTTTTTGTTTTTTCTATTGCAATAAGAACATGCATCACGCCAGCCTTCTTCTGTTGGTTGAAATCTAGCTACCGGTGACAAATGGCCTTTTTCACAAAAATGAGGATCAATTTCCTTAAAAGAAATCACCTCTTTCAACTTTGCCTCAAAGACCAAAATCTTTTCACCTTCAAAATTTGTACAGTCTGGGTATCTCAGTCTGAGAGCAAGATAATTACCTTTCTGGCAATGATCTAAAAATTCCCAATTTTTCGGATTGGGATTAGGCAAAGATTGCTTCTGTGGAACTGTATTTGATCCGGGGTCACAAGAACATGAAGACCCAAAAAGCCTGACGCCCATCTTAGTCTCCCATTTTTCTTAGATTTATCATACAATATAGTAGATTAGTAACAGAGAGGCAATATGAAAAACATTAAGAGAATTTGCGGTAATTGCAAGCTTTATGACCCATCACAAAATCACTGTTCAGTGATCATCATCCATGAAGGACAGAAGTTAAATCTTCCAGTTGATCCTGAAGATGATTGTTTTTTTGAACAGGAGTATTTTGATCCAACCACCAAAGCAATGGAAAGCTTCAATGAAATCAAAGAGATTAAAATGTGGGTAGAAGACGAAACAGGAGCTAAGACCAGCGGTGATGGCATTGTCAAAATTGAAATGCCTGATGAGTTAAATATCGAAAATTAAAAACCCTCTTTCCAATTTATTCTCTTGGGGTTTTTGTGCTCTCCAACCATAAACACTAATGGTCGATTTTCATATACATTGAAAATCTCAAGCGGCACCTGTCCATCTCTGTCATAACGACCCATAAAGTTTATTGCTTCCTGAGCCGTATTAAATCGAGCTATACCATGACCTGTGTCTACATGCCTGACTTCAAATGTCAACCATCCCCCTGAGCTTCTTTGAGATATTGTTTGGCTTTTGCCACACTCACTTTCATTGTAGTTGCCAATTTGCCAATATCGGCTGTCACAAAATCACTCTTGTTTTTAATGCCAGCTCGATACAAACGTTCAGCTCGTGCCTTTCCAATATTTGGAATTGAACACAAATCCAGCAAGTTATTCGAAACACCATAATTCAATCGTTTCTGCAACAACTTAAGATAATCCTGTTTGCCCCAACGACCACTAAAACTATCCAAAGCCTTCAAAACCTGAATCGTTCTGTCACAATCAACACGCAGTGTCCCCTGAAGACCCGCAAATGCAGGCACGTTGTATTTTCCATGCAACATATTATGGTATGCATACCCTGTTTTAATCACAGAGTCAGTGAATGCATATTCTCCAAACCTTCGTTTAATCATAGCTGCAAATACACCCATTTGATTTCTTTCATCACGACTGGTAATTCCCCATCGCCATGTGTCGATGTTAGCAAGAGCCATTGCAACAGAGTGGTCATCTCCTTCTGTTCCCTCTTCAAACAGTCGTTTGAAATTCCTTCTAAGATCAGATACATCAAAAGGACTGAAGTAAAAAATGGAAGCTACTTTGCCAATGTTTGTAGCAGAATATTCCCCATTCTCAACTTTAACAGCGTAGCATTTTGTCAATTGATCCATCACTGTATCAATTAAACCATCATCAAAATCATGGTCCTGATAGTGAGCCAAACTATTACTGAACCATTCCTGAAGACCTTTCTTTGTGGTAATGTTTCCTTGATAAATTTCAGCGACCAAATGGAAAGCCAAAACTTTGTAATGAGGTTTATCTACAGTGCCCACAAAACTCAGAAGTTGTGATTCAATCTTTGGCTCTCTTTTCAGCTTCTGTAAAGTTTCTTTTGCTGTCCTCTCAGGAATCAAAACATAAGCATCCCCACGAGGGTCGTAAGCAGGTCTTCCTGCTCGTCCTACCATTTGTCGAATATCGTAGTTTTCAACCTCTGTAAGTCCTCTGTGGACGCCTGTGACAATTACACGTCTTGCTGGTAAGTTAAGACCCCATGCCAAAGTTGATGTGGAAACAATCACTTTGAAATTTGGGTCATTCTTGAACTTGTTTTCGAGTTTCATGCGATCTGCCAAACCCAGATTAGCATTATGAAACTCAGCTTCAATTTTATGCCGCTTCAAATGTTCCAGCATCATTTTGCCGGTTCGTTTGGTGTGTACAAAAACCAAGAACTTATCATCAGGATAATATTCAATGATCCCCAATGCGGTTCCTACTTTTTGAGCTTCAACTTTATCATAGGAATTTTCAGCATCATAGTAAATTTGGTAATGGATATTCAAAGGACATGGCCTGTAATCAGACTCAAGATAATATGTATCTCGTCCTGTCAACTCACATAGCCAACCGCAAATTTCATCTACATTGGGCATCGTCGCTGAAAGCAAAACAATTCTGACATTTGGGTTAATGTCAACCATCTGCATCAAAGCGACTTCAATGTGATCTCCACGATTGGGAACAGTTAACAGATGGCTTTCATCAAAGACAATTGTTCCCACATTCTGAAGAAAATGACTTTTCTCAGATTCATGGTTTCGACAACGGCTTGCCAGCATTTCAGGCGTCATCACAATCACATCAGCGTCGTCCAATTCTTGGACTCGCTTTTGTGTTAACTTGTAATCACCTGTGCAAATAGAAACATTCAGATCGTTGAAATGATGTTCATCACTTTTCCAATCTTCTTCTTTCTCTTTTGCTAATGCTTTAAGAGGGCCAACATAGATTGCCTTACCTTTTCGCTTCCGAACTTCATAAGCCATGTAAATTTCAGAACAAACGGTTTTCCCGGCTGAAGTGGCAGCCGCAATAGCAATATTGCTATTTCCTTTGAAGTGCTGAAAAACAGTACTTTGAACTGGATTGAAATTTTCAAAAGGCCAAGTGGCATACTTGTACTTTTTTGTAGGCACAAGGTCTTCAGTGTCACTTACTTTAATGACTTCTGGCATTAAACTCTCCTAACAACAGAAGCACCTTATCTGTTATTTTTCTAAGTATTTTTCGATAGCCTCTTTGACTTCAGGAACAGAATCCCATTCCAAAGGGCCATTATTGCGAATCCAAGAAAGATTAACAGCATCCAGAACAAAGTTGCGGAAATTCTCTACTTTATCTTTGTAGGTTTCCGCATTTTTGTCCTTGTAGTTCGGTGCTTGAATAGGTTCTATGACCTTATTTTCGAACTCAGTAACAAATTCTGTGATTCCGCCCAAATATTTTTGGCCGAAAAGTCCGTTTGTGTACTTATCGCACACTTCCTGTGCATTCATGTGATCCTCTCTGTTCCGGGCGTTATTGCCCACAACATGTAATAGTAGGATCAGGAAGGCTTGCCACGACTCAAAGAGACATTTCTTTTGCTCGCCTCTTTTTCAATCTCCTGCTGAAGATCATCACAGTATTGATACAGTTCGTTTGCTGTTGTGGTGGACTTAAAAAGATCGTCCAAACCTATATTTCGACTATTGCCTTTGCTGACGTAGTTGAATACCTCGGCAAGGTCGTCTTGCAGACGTTCTACCAATCTCATGCCCAAAAATCGAATTTCATCATCAGAGCTTCGATTAAGAAACTCTTTTATAACAGTCTTACTCATTAGTGCATCCTATGAAAAGAATACTGATTAACGAAAAATTTGAAGAACTTCTCTTAGCCAATTGGGCCAGTGTATTAGATACAACCCAATTAATGAGAATTGTCCTTGAACACGCACGTTCTAACGAATTCCCCTGTATCACACAAGAGGAAATCGCTCCAAGAAACACCAAGATAATGATTACCAGATTTCGTCCCGAAGGCAACAAATTCTCTGTTTGGGCAGAATTCACAGTGCCAAAAGAAGAAGGTGTGGTCATAGGAACACACACTTTTTCTATGACATTAAATGGTGAACTTTCCCTTGAGGAGAGCTTTGGAACGTTTTTTCTGCCTAAATCTTAGACTACATCAAATCGACTGATGACTCTTCCGTCATCATCTAAGATTTCATCTTCGTAGAGAATAGTGTCATCTTCTTTCTCAAATTTCAACCCCAAATTATAAGAGTCGATAAGAGCGGCTTTGCAGTCTTTTGATGCCACCACATAGCAATAATCGTCAGATTTTACATTTCCTCCATCTGTTTCTTGCACAATGCCAATTTCAACGGTCATTCCGTCTGGCAATAGAAGCTCTACTGTACCGTGGTCCAGCAGATGGTTGATAAGCAAATATTGAAGCTTTCTGAGCTTTACGTCGTTCATTGTTCGCTTCCCCTTTTGTGAAAGATAACCAAACGTATTTACAATGAATAAGCAAGACATTACCCAACACTTTTTTGATTTAAGACATTGTATTCAAAACCCTCGTAACTGCTTGTTTCTAAGTCTTTACTTGTTGGAACAACCCTTCCTTGAGAAGTGGTTTTTAACGTCCAACAATAGATTTTTTTGTTGTCTTTCAAAAATTCCGCATATGCCAGATGGCGTTTTCCAAGAAACGCTTGGGCTACTTTACAGACAAGATTAAATGGAAGAAATGGAGATTGAGCAGACTTAATATTCAGCGTAATCATATGATGTTTTTTGTAGTCAGCTTTGCTAAGAATTACTTCTAATTCATAACCATCTACAGTAATTGTACGCTGTTTCAAAAAGAGAGTATCGTGCTCTTCCTCAAAATCAACTAAAGGAAATGTATGTGGCATTAAAATACTTGCCATACTTTTCATTTCTCTGACATGTTGTCTTAAAACATTGTTGTTCATTTTCATCACACTTATTTAGTGATTTAAAAACAAAAGCCCACAGACTTTCATCCACGGGCTTCTATGAATTCTATTCTACCAAATATCCATTTTCTTAGAAGCTAAAATGGAAACGTAAACCGGGTCTGCGATTATGGTAGTAATGGTGATGATGGCGATTTCGGTATCGATCACGTCTATCGCAATCCGGTCTCCAAGATCGACGATACCAAGGTCGATTATACCTGTGATAATGATGATGGTGATAATCACGTCGATAATCATGGTGACGGTAATAGTGATGATGGTGGTGACGATGACGTGGCCCAACATCAATAGAAAGCACATCGGCAGATGCTGATGATGCCGTAAATCCAAAAGCAGCCACACATGCAATTGCTATCAAAATGTTCCTCATTTAATCCTCCTTGTGGTGTTTAAGAGTACTGTATGTATGAGTAACAATATTGAATATCATACAGACCTGTACACAGAATTGTCTGTGTGTTAAAATACAAGAACTTGTCAACCTCATTTTAGCCAAGGAACATATTATGAAAACCTGCTTATTAGTAAAAACCAAAGATAAAAGAAAGTTTCTGACAGAAGAGGATAATCTTCCTATGTTGGAAGAATTTTCAGAAACATTTAAAGCAGAAGTTCTTTTGGTAAGATTGCTTGAAGAAAAGCAAAAAATATTGCCGTTGAAAAAATTAGCACCAGCTTTTTGTGATTCAAGTTTCAATCAGAATCCTGAATATGAAATGATTTCTCGTGTGCTCCCAAAGCGGACTCGATCAAACATCATTAAAGATGCAGCAAAGATCAAAAAATACATTAAAAATCAATTTCTCAACGGAAAAACAGTGTCTCTTAAAGAACTCAAAGAAAGATTCAAAGAAGCACTTGCTGTCACTGACGCTTGTCTTTGCAATCATTTAGCAGTTGTTAGAAAAGAGCTTACAAAAGATGGGCACTCTATCGTCAAAAAGGGTGCAGGCTCTTATTGTTTGAAAAAATAAAACAGGGGAGCAATCTCCCCTGTTTTAAGTCAAATCAAACTTCTTCTTCGACATCAACAACATTTCCATCAGCATCATAAGTGACAGCGGTTTCTTCAAAGTCATCGCTGCTCGCATTTACCATAGCCGATGAAAATTGAGCCAAATACGCTTCCACTTCCTCTCGGGTTTCAGCGTCCACCAGTTTCGGACAATCCAAGATCGGATCAACCTTCATAATGTTGTCGGTCTTCTTGGCTTGAAACTTGTATTCTTTAACGCCTTCAGGAAGATAATCAGGAAGAACTTCAAATCGGCCTGCTGAATACATGTTAATTCGCTCATCCTGAATGAGGCACTTCAGTAAACCGCTGACAGGATCAATCCCTGTCTTGAAGTAAACCTTTATGTCTTCAGCTTCTACAAATGGATTAAATGTACGATTCTTTGTGTTTTTGCAATGCATGTTCACACCAGCATAAGTTTCCAATCGCTTGTTTTCGATCTTCTTCTTCTGTTGTGTGCGAAGAATGCAGGTTGCGTAAAACTCCAAAGCCTTACCGCCCGGTCGGGTTTCAGGGCTTCCATACATCACGCCAATTTTTTCACGAGTCTGATTAATGAACAATACTGTTGCTTCGTATTCACCAACAACAGCGTTCAACTTGCGAAGTTCATTGCTGATTACACGAGCACGTTCACCCGGTTGCTCCTGACGGCCTACAACCTTCTTCCAATCTGAAGGTTTATAATCTTCGGGAAGATCAGTTTCTCTCAACTCACGTGCACATGGAGAAGATGCCAAAGAGTCGTAGACAATAACAATTGGCCGTTTTTCAATTTTCTTCTTCTCTTCAAAATCTCGAATCCACCTACAAACATTGTGAATCTTCAAAAAAGCTTCTTCCAAAGTACGTGGCTCGTAACGCAGAAGTTTCTTGGGGTCCACGTGAGAAGCTCTCTGCATAAACTCTTTGTTGGTTGCATTTTCACAGTCAAGGATAATTGCCCACCCATTGATTGCCTGACAGCCGTGCAAAACATTGTTTGCAACCAATGATTTCCCTGAAGATGATGGCCCGTAAATCTCGACAAGCTTCGTGCCCGGAACTCCTCCGGTAATAAACTTTCCTGAACAAACATAATTAAAGGCGAGATTCCCTGTATCGACATAATAGTCTACTGACTTTATGTGATCAAGAACCTCGCCGTTTGTATTAGACGCAATTTCCGCAAACAAATCTTCCTCTGAAACCGTTTTCTTTTTGGCCATATTTTTTCTCCCTGTATAATTATGACGCCTTATATTCGATGCCTGTGTCTTTAAGCTTGAGTTGGTTTTTTGGAAAATCCGGGTGATCCCCAAATCTTAGGACCACGAGGAGCTGATACACGCTGTGCGTCTAAGTAATGTTTCCAAATCTCCTTGAACCGTGCATGATTAAACATAATATGACTCTTTAAGTCAAGTTCAACATTGCTTGCAGTCTTATTGCCATAATGATGAACCAAAGGTGTATACAAAGCATAAATTTCTGACCCTGTGTCTTTCAATCTTAGACTAAGATCGGCATCTTCAAAATATGCAAACTGATACCCTGAATCAAACAAACCATAAGTTTGATAAATGCCACGAGGTATACAAAAGCCCCAACCTAAAACGTAATCTATATCACTTCCAAAATTCGTATAACCACCTGTTCCATTTTCTTCCAGCAACCCACCCAAATATCCGACCTGAGATACATTTGAAAATTCATGCAATCTTGACCAAAGAGCAACATCCCAATTCGGGGAAACCTCAGTATCTGAATTCAGCAAAACAATGTAGTCACCAGAACCTTCAGCAGCCAAAATGTTATTGGATGTAATGAATCCAACATTTTCTTCAGAGCGTATCACACGAGCATATAATGAATTCAGATAATCTTCTGTCTCTTCGTTAGATCCATTGTCCCAAATGTATAGCTGGTAATTTTCAGTATGCATTTCAATGGATTCAATGCATTGCTTGAGATAGTCCAATTCATTATGGACAACAATGTTTATATCAATAGAAGGTCGATAAACACGATCTCTGTATTTTTCTATGAGATCATTCTCGGCGTTGATTTCAGTTTGGTAAAATCTCAATCTTTGTTGAAGGGTTTGAAATTGATTTCCTGAAAGGTATTCTCTCCATGCTGCTTCACAACAGGCTTCACTGCAAACGGCTTTATTTAGCTCTATATCAATCCATCTTGTGAAATCACCACAAATATCACATGCAGCTAATCCGCTTTTAACAAGATTGGTATAATTTGGTTTTGATTTTATTTGTTCAAATTTCATGATCACCAATGAAAAAAGAGGACCGGGCTAACCCGGCCCTCTTCAGACCTTCAACAGGAGGTTTACTCAAAGCTTATGCTTCGAGTTCTTTCTCCATTTCAGTCAGAGTTTCGAGAAACTCTGCACTTTCCACTGAGATGTCTTCTGTGGCGACATCTTCTGTTGTTGGGGCTGGTGCTTCCGAAACGGTTGTTTCGGTAGAAGTTGCTTCAACAACAGTTTCCGGCACGCTGACAGTAGTCTTAGTGACGCTGTCAGAACCCTGATATTCAGCATCGAATTCATCGACATTGAATGTATCAGCATCATCAGGAATCAACCCACGATGAATAGCCAATTCCTTCTTCAACTCTTCAATGGGCTTGAGATTTCTGAACTTGGTCAGATCGTGCATGTTTTCAACGATTCGATCAACAAGTTCCTGATCGCCCAGTGGGCTTGCTTCTCTGGCAAACACAGAGCGGTCGTAATTGGGATACCCACTACGAAGCTCTTTCTTGATAATGAAATCAAAGCCACTCTTGATATTGGTAATGTCGCCCAGCTTTTCTTCCGGTCGATCTGAAACAATCGCTCGGATGATCATCTGGTGAACTGTCTTACCAACAGACAGAATTCTTGGTCCAACGTTAAGCTGCTGTTCACCATCAACAGTCATCTTTCTGACAATGGCGTTGTAGTAATAACGTTCAATAGGCTTGATTGATCTTGCCTCTTTTCTGAGGCGTTCTGCTTCATCTGTGTCACCTTCATCTTCCAGCTTGTCAATCTGACGCCAGAGAGAATTGTAGTAATCACAGATAGGACAAGGTGTGTTTCTGTCCCATTTACCATTAACCAGTGGTCGTGGGCAATTCACCTTTCGGCCATTGATTGAGTGAACTCGGTTGTACTGGAAAAGCTTTCCACCTTTGACGGGAGGCAAAATTCTTACTTCAACTGTTCCGACTTCACCGGGCTTAATTTCCGGCATCGGGACAAATTGATCCAAGAATGAACCTTGGCCCTTTGTCTTAAGACGCTTTTCTTCTTCCTGTACACCTTCAAGGTCTAACGTTCCAAATTCTGACATAGTAGTCCTCCGTAAAACAAATTTAACATCGCTCTCATCAACATTGATGTGATGTGTGAGCTTATATCTGTTTTCGAAAGAAGGGTCAATAGACTTTAGTAGAAAATTCTATGATTCTGTATTAGAACACTAATCATTGACCGAAAACGTGCAATCTGCACTCCCGCCCATGCCAATTTTCTTAGGATCATCCGCTTTTGACTTTAAAAGCTCCACATCTGCGGTGCCTTCTGTTTCACCCAAATGCATTTCTCTCAAAGCATTCATTTTGTCTTCAGGAGTAATATGCCCCTGCTCTTCAAGTTCCTGATTAAGTTTTTCTTTTTCACTCAATTCTTTTTCATACTCTTCTTCAAGAGCCTTGAGAATCTTTACATTGTGCTCAATTTGAGACTGAACTTCTGCTGGTAACTTTTCATAGATCTCATCTGCCAACATTTCCAACTTCTCAATTTGTTTTTGTTCTTTTCTGAACTCACGATCAGCTAATGCCTGTTGACGATCTTCTTTGACTTCCTGACGTGTCTTTTCACGACGGCGTCTTAGAGCAGCTTTCACTTTCTCCTCACGCTTTTTCTTTTTCTGTTGCTTTCGTTGTTCACTGTTCATTGAACGTTCCTTCCTAAATCAGGCATAGCAGCATATTCGGCTGGTATGTCTCCTGTATCAATTGGTATGTCTTTATAAGCTTCTGGCAAAGATGCACTTGATCTAATATTTGGCATCCCTCCCATATCCCCGCCACCTTGAACTGATTGAGGAGCATCAATTTTCAATTCATTAGAATAACTCAACCGTGGTCCTCCTGATTGAGCTGACTGGGCTCCAAAACCACCTTCCACTTCATCATCACCAACCAGTTTTTGAACTGGTACAAAGTATTTCTCAGAAACCACTACAGTAGCATGTTTGTCGTCTCTGGTCGAAAGAACTTCTCCATAAACAGGTGTACCGTCCTTTGAACCAATTGGCATATCCTGTGTATCAAATACTGGGTATTTCTTGCCAGTTGTAAATGCAAGCTGTTTAGCCTGTACTTCATGTTGAAGTTCTGGAAGTGGATCAAAAATCATCCACTTCAAAGGAATCTTGTTTTGTGATTTTGGTACAGTTCCCGGCTGTTGAATCTGTTGTGATTGCTGTGGTGCCGGTGCCATACTGGGATCATAATCTGCATCGGTTACCTGAACATCTTGAGCAATCAATTCAGCAGATTGTCCAAAAGAAAACTTCTTACCTTTGATGATGATTCCTTTACCATCACTTGATTCTTTGAACTTCAGTTTTTTCTTGATGAATTCTTCGACTTCTACATCGACAATCCAAATGTCTCTACGAGCCAACTCACCCATAATGACTGCGGCTAATTTTTCCATCGGGAGTTCTTCAAAAGCTTTGCCAATACGCTTCTTTAACTCCTTAGTTTCCTCCATGTTATATTTTCCGTCTTGCTGACGTTCATGATAGTGGTATGTGACTTCAAACCCCATCTTTTACCCCCTAAAAATTCTATTACCTTAATCATAGTTATTAGTTTAAGGCAAAAAATAAAGGAGTGCCCGAAAAATCGAACACTCCTCATGGTGTTGAGGAACATTCCATGTCCCTATGTTAGCCGCATTTACACACCATCTTGTCTTCATAAAATAGTACTTTCAAACAAATTCTCACATTAGAATAGGATTTTGATCCTTTGTTTCCCTGAAAATAAAACCTTTCAAAGCCATACGATCAGGTGCCAATATCCCACCTTTAACCTTAATTCCGTGATAAGTATCTTCACCGGGAGCAAAAGCAAACAACATAGACGGTTCAAAAGGAACCCTTTCAACAACATTGAAATCACTCCAATTATGGTGACCTCTGTCAAATTCTTTGTTACATTTAGGCGTGCAAATAGAAGTTCCCCATTTTTTCCTATCAGGTTCACCTCCCTTGGGAAGATAAATCAAAATACTGATTGCTTTTGTAGAAACATCTAAATGAGGCGAAACCTCATATCCGGGCCGATCCCTATGGAATCGAAATCTTGTTGAATGGCTATCTAACAACAAACCAAACTTTTTCAAAAACAAATTCGCCACACGATCAGACTCCAAAAAATCCAACCAACGTTGCCACCTGTCAGGCAACTCTTCTGCTATTGATGTTCCATAAACTTCATCTCGACGAACACCAAATTTTTCAGGCAGGTCACCCATCATGCGATAATACTCTGGACCTTCAATTGAATATGGTACTATCAAATGTGGGTATGGATATGTCCTCAGAGGCTCATTTGCTATCTTGTAAATAAATCGTTCAAAAGGATCAATTTCCTCAATCATAGCCTTGCCTCAAAATCCTTATCTACTTTCCTAAGACGATCTGCACGAACGCCTATAATGCTATTTCCGTTACAATCAATGACTTCTAATCTAACTTGTCTAAAATTAGTGTCATAATAGAATTGCACAACACGCATTGGCTCAACACCATATTGAAGAAGTATGGTGGTCCATTCAGTGTCTGTAAAGATTTCTCTTTTCCAATAAACCCAATCGCCAACTTTTAGCTGCTCTCTTTTTGATCGGGTTTTTATCCAATGATTTACCATCATACCACATGATAGTCTTTTGCCAATAAAAAAGGAACCAAAATCAACACAATTTTGGCTCCTAATGGCTTTTGTTGCCTTTGAGGCATCGTATGTTCTGTCACTCACTAAGAATGATCCAAAACCCGCATAAACAACAACCTCGTTATAGCGTCAAGATACAACATACATGCGGACAGATGTAACTATCCATCGCTACAACCAGACGGACTAATCTTATCTATGAAGAACTGTCTCTAAAGTCTCGATATTCTTTCGTATCAAAATGAAAAGTTAACTCAATATCACCATTATAAATTCCGGTTGGATCAGCATAATTGATAGACACAGGTGTGATTTTTGTGAACATCCATGTTTCCAGCGATTGAACCGAAGCATCCAAAAGCTTCAAATAACCAGTGAATCTTGTCTTTTTGTTAAAAGATAAATGGCAATCAGCCAGAAATGTAATGAGTTCAATGTCATTGACAACATCCGGGAAAACAACACTCATTTGTTCGCCAAGAACAAATTGACAACTAGGTTTATTGGGAACCCCAACAATTCTGGGTTTTAATTTCCACGTGGCATTTTCACTAACTGAAAACATCCACTTGGATGCTCTTTGTTTGTTTCTTAAAAGCCATTGGTTTTTCATAATCAAACTCCTTTGCAACCTATTTAGGTAGTCTAATTAAGTATCAATCACTTTTGCTCCCCCAGCTAATATATAAGAACATGTGGGTTGAAGCTAATAATAACATTGTATTTACTCTTTGGTCAAATGATGGTTTTGGCAATGGAACTGTCGGCGTAAACATAAAAGGTAAAAACTACCGATTTGAAGTTGATCCTGTAAACTTCGAAAGATGGCAACGTATGTCTCAGTGGAGACCCGGAAAAGTATTGAATGACATCAAAGATCATGCCGAAAAAAGAAGAAAAGTAAAAATGAGTAAACCAGTCACAGGACCAGTTGAACCTAAAAAAATGGTTCAAAAAACATTGTCTTTTCGTGAATGGATGAAAAATGACACTTCGTACTTTTTGTTATCAGAAGATCCTTCTCAAAAAGGCTACAGAAGATTAGGCAATATTCAATTCGGACCATATGCAGGACAATCAGGCTGGTGGCATCCTGAAACCAAGGACATCATTCCTGACTCAATGGTTGGACAGCCAGATAAACCTCAAATTCCACAGCAACAGCGACCACAACAAGGGATTAGCCAACAACAGCCACAACAACAAGAACAACCTTGGATATTGGCAAAATCTCAAGTAGACAATGAAGAATTAAAACTGAGAAAAGATCAATTGGCGATGTTGAAAAAACATCCAACCAATAACAGTTGGATCTTTGCATCATATTACAAAGGAAAAATACATAATTTTGGAGAAGTTCCAACATCAGAAGTTGGAAGAATCTTTACTCGTGAAGAAGCTGATGGCTCTTTACAAAGAGCCAAAAAACCAAGTGAAGGAATTGACCTTTATCACCCCAAAGAAGAGTCCAAGAATTTTGAATTAACCGCTCAGCAACAAGAAATCCATGATCAGTTTGAAAGAATCCACAATGGCGAAGATTCTCACATGATGATTGGGGCTAGAGCTGGAACCGGCAAAACAACAATGTTGAAACACTTAGCTCAGGAATTCGGAGGAAAAAGACAAAATTGGATCTACCTCGTCTTTGGAACAAAAAATGGAGAAGAAGCACGTGAATCTTTCCCGGAATTCATGAAGTCTGACATTATGACCACGCACAGCTATGCTGGCAAAGTCTTAGATGCAAATAACATTAATCCTACAGAAAGGATTTATGATTACATTCCCAACCTTAAAAAAGGAAACAAACTGGGAATGATCATGGATGGCCCACAATACCGTGCTGTAACAAAAGGAGCCAACATACTTCATGTTGATGACATGGGAGGCTCTCAAGATGAAAAATATGCCAAGAAATGGGTCAAGAAAATATGGAGAGAATTCAACAAAGAAGTTGAAAAAATAGTAGGTCTTTTAAAATCATTTAACTTAAATCCCTCCAGTAACACATACGAAGAAGATTTAAGAAAAGTTATTGGCGAATATGAAATCAACAGCTCCTTAGAGCAAACAAAAGAACAATTAGAAAAAGACCCTAACAAAGATTTCCATAATGATAATCTGTCTCAGGTTATGGGAATAGATGATTTTCTAGGACATGATTTTGTTGAAGAAATGATTCAAGTCGCTTCATGGATCATGCAAAAATCCATACCACATGGCATCGATCAGGAGTTTCACCAGACACATGAAAAGTCCAGAAATGGTGGAATGCCAACCAGATTAGATCAACCAATTCCCCAAAACTTACGTGGCATGCGTGACTTTGACGATGACCTATGGTTTGCTGCTATGCACGCTGATGAAATTGATTGGACAAAACCAAAGAAATACGATTTCGTATTGGCTGATGAAGTTCAGGATTTCAATATTGCTCAGAAAAAGATTCTCGAAAAGCTCTTGGAGTCAGGTGCTAAAATTGTTGCCGTAGGCGATCCAAGACAATCTTTATATCGATTTCGTGGAGCATCAGAAACTTCGTTTCAAGACATTGCTGATATGCTTAAATCGAATTCAGAAAATCCTAATGCTGTCTCTAAACAACTTACCAAAAACTTCAGATCAAAACCGGGATTGATCAACAGAGCAAACCAAGGAACTGTTGTAAACGACATCGAAGCTGGTTTAGAAGATGATCCATTTGACCCAGAAATCTATACAAATCGTGAAATGGATGTTTCTGGCATGATGGATTTATTGGGAAATGAAATGGAACACTTAGGAGAACTTCAAAAACAAACTGCTGTTCTGGCACGTACCAACGAACCATTAGCAAAAACTGCAATGGAACTTATGAAAGCAGGCATCCCATTTGAAATCATGGGATGGGATTTGTCTAACGAAGTCATCAATTTGATAAATCGTGTATTGAACTGGCAAAAAGGTGTTTGGGAAGACATCAACATTGCAGATTTCCAAGACATCATGAATGATTTTGTTGATGAGAAAAGAAATAAATGGGGTAATCAAGTCAAAAAACAAGGCGACCTTAAAGACATGATCGAAGGTCACAAAGCTATTTCATCAGCCATCGATATGATCGGAGATATCGAAAACAAAGACAAACACGATATCACAGTCAAAGAACTTAAAGATTGGCTAAGACAAAGACTTGGTGGAATGAAAGAAAAATTCAAGAGCAAGAAAGAAAAAATGGAATACAAAGAAAAACTCAGAAAACTTAATCCAGTTATTCTAACAACTGCTCACAAATCTAAAGGATTAGAGTTTGACAGAGTCTTTGAAATCACCCCAAGTTTATACCCTCATCCAAAAGCAAAACTTCCGGCTGACTTAGATCAGGAAGATAATGCTTGGTATGTAGGTCACACAAGACCTAGGAGTGATTATCACATCATTGACGACGAAGATTAAGAATCAAAACTTCCTCGTTCATCATTCCAAATTGCCAAATCTAAAGTTGCAACTTCTTTATTGAGACGTTTCGCTACATCCAAAAACTTCTTCTCGATTTCCAAATAACGCTTACCTGTTGGTGTCTGCTGGGGAATGTTCTTAAAGCCTCGTTTCTTCATCCAACGAAGAATATGAACATCAAGACAAGCTACACCTGCGTTGCGTCGTGTATGCATCACAAAAAACCTGCTGGTTTTCATTCCAATGCCTTTGATCTTTTCAAGATCAACAACAGAACAACTTTTTAAATCCAACCCACTTTGGGCAATCTCAAGAAATCCTTGGCCCTTCAAATTAAAACAACCAAACCCAAAGCTTTTTAAAACAGATGGCAATGATTTATCTTTGGCAATTTTTAGCACGCAATCAAAATGATCTTTTCCACCTGTTGTCTCTTTGGCATGATTTAAAAATTCATCTAAGATTCTGGCTGCCGTTGTTGCGTTTTTTCCTGCTGCCGAAATGGCGAAAAGTATGTATTCCTGTAAACCTTGATCATCCAAATTGTAATTAGTGAACCTAACCGGGTCGATCATTTTTGCTTCCTTGCAAAAAACTATGAAGTGATTTGTTCTGGTTTAACCTTTAAAACCTGATTTGTTCCAATGAATTTTTCATATTTGTACGTGAAAAACCAACCTTGGGGCAATTCCATGACATTGTCAAAATCACCCATGAATCTTCCATTAGAAGTTGAATCAATTTGATTAAAAAGATCTTCTGGAATTTTATTTTCCTGCGAACCATTTTCATAGGTCACAATATCAGTGTGCCTTTGAATTTGCAATGGGTATTGGAGAACATATCCACCTTTCCCTTTTGCGTAATCTCGATAATCATGACCTCGAACGTATTTGTGTGTGAACCACAATAATCCTTGCTCTGATTTACTTGGGTCAAAAGTGTAATCAATACTCGCAGGGTCTACATTGAAACCATGATAAACGACCAATACATCAGGTTGTGTGATTCTTTTTCTTTGAACTTCTTTCCCTCGACGTTTTATTTTTTCACGCCATTGACTAATGTCAAAATCGTCATCAAAGATGTTTTCCTGAATGAATTCACTAAACTTCATAACTTTGTATTGTAGTGAAGCAAACTGCCAAAATCATCACAACAAAGTTTCCAAAGCGGTGAGAACATGCTGATTATCTGGGTGATCTTTGTCATCCACAACAACAGTACAACCCTTATTGCAAACAACGTGAATCATCGTATTATGAAAATCCTCATAAGGCCCTGAGCCCCAAGCTTCAAAAGAAGTCCTGTCTTTGAAGATAAAAACTTCTGAAGCATCCATGTGTTCAAGAAACAATTTAGGCCAAATCTCACGTGATGCTTCATAAGCTGCTGTTATGAACTTCTTGTGATCTGCATAATTGAACCAAATGTCAATTCCGCCAATGTCCATTTAACCCACCAAAGACCGAAGATCGTCCATATCGAGACCATCTTCAATACCTTTAGATTCCTCGATTTGTTCCTCAATTGGAGCAACACCTTGCTCCAAACGACGTTCTTCTTTAAACCTTTCAATATCAAGACCGCTGGCACGACCCATAATATCAGCGTTTAATTTATCCATCTCTTTTCGAATCATATGGCCAAGACTTTGAGCGTTATCATGGTTTTTGTCCCATGCTCTCAAGTGCTGCTGAAGTCTCTTTACTTTGTATTTTGCTTCAATGACATATTCCCGAGCATTGACTACTTCGGGATCAGATTTAGCTTTTGCTTCAGCCAATTTGTCGCTTCCGCCATTGTCTTTTGCTTCAGCAAATCGCTCAGTGTAAATCTGGTCGTATTGCATCTCACATAAATGTAACGCTTTCTCTGCCAATGCCAAATACGCTCCGTAATTGTCATAATACCCACCTTCTGTTTGAATATAATTCGTGAGAGTTGACTCATCAAATTTCAGAATTGTTGGATCAATCGTTACTTCTCGATCAGCGATTTTGATTGTTTCTTTATCGATCATTTTTTATCCCCAATGTGTTTTTATCCAACTTACCTATCCCTTGTTTATCTTCTTTGGGTGGTAAATATTTGCCGAAGTGATCAGTGCAGCTATGACTGGCAATTATGAACAGAAGCATGAAGCAACCTTTCAATACTCCATCCTTCATTACTGCATTTTGTGAAAATGAATACAAAGCCGTTAACATAATGAGCGAATCAATCATAACACGTAATGTAACTAATCTTCTTTTTATCATATTACTCATCTTATTCCTCTTATTCCTCTTCATCAGGTGGTTGAAAATTTTTCTTTGCATTATCTACAGCAGCATCTTCGACACTACTCTCAATTGACTTAATCGTATCTGTCTCAACTTCACTAACTACTTGGCTTTGTTGACCCTGCATTCGATCTCGATATGTCTCTTTCGATATTTCAGTGATTTTCAAAGTCTTAGGGTTAAAGTCCAAATAGAACTGATAATGTTTGGGACCGTTTCTTTGTTTTTCAACCCATCCACGACCACAAAATACAGCCGACTCTCTGTCATTTTGGTTCAATGTAATACAACAATACAATGGCCGCATTTGACCAAAAGCATCTGCCATATGAGCCTGAGACAGGTGACCACTCTCTTGAGCTTCTTTGCCTGATCTGTTTGGCTGAACGGCTGTTGCTAAAAAGAACTTCCACTCATCGGCAAGACCTTGAAGTTCGCCAGCCATACGCTCACGACTTTCATAGGTTTTCATGTTAGGATAGTCTTTCATTTCACCAATATAGTCTAAAATAACTACGTCTGGCGTCCAACCCCTATATTTCAACTGAGTTAAATAAGCTAATATTGTATTTGGAGTTGCTGTTTTCTGTGCAAATTTCTTAATGATAATCAAATCTTCTTCAGGATTAAAATAAACAGGCTCACCATCATCTCTTTGCCCTACTGAAACTTTACCTTCGAGCTTTTCAAATACATCTTCTCGGTGATCCCAAAGAGACCGAATAGGAGCCCCTGTGAGAATAGAGTCCAGTCTTTCAGCAATTTCATCCTCATAGTTTTCACATGACAAATAAAGAACTTTATGACCACGTAAGGCATTATAAGCACCAATACAGGCCAGCATAACCGACTTACCAACACCAGAGTCAGCCATGACTCCAATAGATTGCCCTCTTCGGAATCCGTTTCCTTTGAGACTGGAATCCACACTGTGGAGACCAATAGGAAAAACATCGCCTGTATCTTCTACTTCTGCCATTCGATCATATCGATCACGAGCTTCTTTTAAATAGCTTGTACCAATTTCAAATGTCCTGTCTACGATCATTGCTTTCTGCAACATCTCGTAAACCTTATCCCAAGTTTCAGCCTGTTCGGGATTAGCATTAATTTCATCCATCGACTTTTTAAAAGCCGATTTTAGAGCTTGAATTTTTGCAAAGTAAGCGATCTTGTCAGTTAGGTAATCTCTGGCATCAAGACCGGGTTGGTAATAATCATAAACAGCATTTAATTCGCCAAGATAATATGGCAACGCTTTATTGCCTTTGAAATCATCTTTCAATTCCTGAGTGAGGATAATACGAGTTGGCTGACCTTTATGCTTCTCGAAATATGAGAAGAGGATCTCACAAACTTTTGAATGTGCTTTATTTGTAAAATACGAAGGCTTAACAAGGTTCATGCCCTGCAACAAAAACTGCTTATCTGAAAGCAGCATAGAAATAATATGTCTTTGAAAATCTTCATCCCAAGAATAGCGAGCATCTCCCTCTGCATCAGGGTCCACTAAGTCTTCAATGTGTGCTTGGTCTGTCATAACACCTCCTCAATCTAACATCAATTCTTACATCATAGAAGCATAACAGAAATTCTATGACACCTCTACTCAATTTTTCAAACAAAAAACCCGATCACAAAAATGATCGGGTTAAATGTCTTTCAACAGTTCAATTGTTGCTAAATTAATGAGACCCTAAATAGTCAAATTCTGATAACGAAACGAGACCAGTTCTCCAAGATTTCTCTCTGGTAATTTTCTTGCCCATCGACCGCTGCTCATTCCAAGCAATCTGCTTGCAATAGGTCGCAAACTTAGAGTCCATTACCAACTGAGCTTCTTTATCAGGTCGAAACTTTTTAGGAACGTACTTCTTAAGAAGACCATCCAAAATCATTTCCTGAAACTCACCAAATTTCTGCCGGTTTGCTCCATGACGAGTTCGATTGTTCCAAAGTTTCTCAAGTGATTGAAGAATCTTTTTGTTGAACTCATCTTTGATTCTTGGTTTTAAGCTTTCAAGGCTGGCTTCTATGTAACACTGCCGCTTGTAGTATGAAGCTGCTCTGATCAACGCAATTTGAAGTTGCTGCGTTATGTCGTCAAAGTCATCCGTAGAATTATTCTTGGTATTATTTCTCTTCAGTTGCCAAGCAATGTAGTAACAATATTTACCAAACTTTTTATGTAACAGTTCGTACTCTTCCTCTGTTACTGGAAACGATTTTTGTATCGATTTCATTACCCTCCCTTCAAGACCTTCATTTGGTCAAGGCTCTTACCATAACATATTTCCACTCCCATGTTCAAGCCCGGACATAATTTAGACTCGGACTCCAAAGCCCCACAAATGATCTCAGGCATTGTTTTTGCTTCTTGAACAGGACATGTTAAAGCATATCCATCATGAACTGTATAACAAATTCTACCCCCAGTAGGGATAAGATCATTATGTAGTTGAATTGCTTTCTCAGCACAAACTGAGGCGGCTGGACCTTGGACTGCATGGTTGCGTGCTTTGTACCATTCATTTTCCGCATACTTACGGGGTCTTCCCAAACAGTCAATGGTCATGCCTTTTTCTTTGGCTTTATCCTGTTGGGCCTGCATCCACCTTGATGCAGTAACAAATTTTCGATGTATTCTGTCTACTATCTCGAATCCCACTTCTTCTGAGACTTCCAGCATCTTGGACAAACCTTTTCCTCCCAATCCATACATGACTGGAAGAAACATTCTCTTGGATATTTTTCTTTTCTTAGGAGTATCGCATTTTTCCCCTAAAATGATCCGAAAAATTTCAGAGTGTAAATCTTCACCTGATTCTATGATTCCTTTCAGGACTTCGTCCTTAGACAACCATTGAAGAACTGTAACCTCACAGTGACGGTAGTCTGCTGAGAAAAATATTCTCGCATCTCCTCTGGGTTTCAATTTTTGTTTTTGTTCAAGACTTAGATTGTGTGGCAAATAACCTTTGTTGAATTTCTTGAGACAATTCAAACGACCACTGACTTGCCCTTCAATTTCATAGTATGGGTATCTTGGTGTTTTGTCTGCCGTATCGAGCAACGGGTTCGTTTCAATGGACGGCATGACCCGTAAAATGAAGGGGAGATGAACTTGTTTGTACACATTGATCCAACTTTTGTATTTGGATGCCACCTCTGATCTATTTATCGCTTCTACTAAATTTTCTGGCCGTTTTTTATTAAGGTTCAGGAAGCTTTCGATGACATTGAGGTCTACGATAGCCGTGGACGGGATAATCTCTCTTTGGAGATAAAAACGAAAATAACTAAAAAGTGGTTTGATGTTGTAACACAACAAAACCGGAAGCTGTTCTTTGTCAAAAATCGTCGCTTCCAACATGCCAGCAACCTGAGCAACATTATTGCGATTCAATTCGATTTCAACTCGGCCCTTGCCTTCAATGATGATCTTGCCGGGTTTATGAATGGAATAATCCAAAAATTCAGGTTCCACCCGCAGATAAGCTCTGGTGGAATTTTCCAGCAAGTCTCCCAAGTGCCATGCTGCTTCATAGAGTTTGCTCATCAAAAAATTCCACCAATATCCCAAAACCCTCCTTCGATTGAAGCAACAAGATAACAAGATCGAAAAGATCTTGGAAGAGGAGTTTTTCAAAGTCAATTCAGCTACTTAAGTTTTCTCTGCGCATACCAAGTAGCGTTGTTAATGAACAAAGTAAAAGAAAATAAAGAACTAATATAAGTTCCTTGTTTCCGGGGACAAATAGAGAAGGTACAGTGCGTACCTCGATCCCAAACGGTTCACTCATGATAATTTCATGGCGTACCGCACCTTGCTCACAACAATGGCGAGTTTTCGAAGATAGTTGTTTGCCCTGCTAACCTTATGAGTTCGTCTAAAGGTGCCCTCTAACCCAACTTAAAGTTCTAAGTTAGACAACGCTACTGAGGGCGTCTCATAAGGATTACCTCGGTACAGGGAGTAAGCCTTAGACTCTTGTAAAGTCTGCTGTTGCACGGTAAGAACCACCCGCCTCCCTATGGTTTTCTCTCCAAGTCCAGCGACTATCAAAGCCTTCTCATCGGAGTAACGTAACTTCACAGTAATTCAACGAACATCATAGTAAAATCAGTTAAGTTCTGCAACACTAATATCGATAGATAATTCTGTTGCATCCTATCTTTTTCGTTGCTATGATTGCCGCCAAAGGAGTAAATTTTGTCTCAATACGACCCAATCTTCCAATGGAACATGACGACTCCTGAAGCGGAGACGTACAAAATTGCCCTTCTTTGGGAGAAAGAAGTCGAAAAACACACTCCAAATAACCTAAAGACCGCAGAATGGCGAAGAAGGAACAAGCTTCCAAAGAAAAGAGATCCAAGAACCTCTCATCTTTTCCGCTACTGCTGGAAACTTCGACGAGAAACCAGAGGTCTGCTCACAGCAGAAGAAATGCCGCTGTATATTACAGCAAACCTGACTGTTTTAAAGGCATACAAAGGTTACATGGAAATCAACACTTTGTGTGGTGACAAAGCATGGATTCGTTGGAAAATCTGGAAGAGACTTTACGATAAAAAGATGGCTCAAGTCAATCACAAAGAACCTCCTCCAGTGATTGACACTAAACTTAATCGTGAACTTTTAAGGACGAAAAAATTTGTTTATGAAAGGTGTGAAGGACAACCCACAGAAAGCAAAATTGCAGAATTCATAGACAATGGTTATTTCAAACTCTGGATCATGCAGGGTAAAATTTCAATGATTTATGTCATGCTTTCACCTTTTGTGAAACCATACATAGAACGCTTGTCTAAAGAATGTGAATTTGATCCTACTTTGTACAAGAAAGATGTCACAGATGACACAGTACGTTTTTTTGAATACGAATTTGGCTGCGAATTTGAAGACGGTTGTTAAAAGACAACGAAGTATTGTTATTACATCATATGATCTTTTAGATCACTTTCTTACAAACTCAACAACAGTTCTTTATTGTTTAAGTGACGATGGAAGATATGTTTACTTTTTAACAACTGATGAAGATGGCAAAGAATATCAAATATTTCGATGTTTTTTGGATCTCTGGAATAACCTTCAACAACAAACAAAGCTGGAAAACAGGTTTTCAATTGACTCCTTTGGTTATAAATAGAGAAGTTCTTCTTAGAGCAGGAGAAGACGAAGGAAAGCGATGTCTTTTAGAAGATGGGCTGGAATGGCTTTTCTATTCTGCCGAAAATGTTGTCAGGCGTGTTGAATATAATGATTGGTTGCCAACAGAGGTGCATTTCAAAGTTGTATGCTTTGATGACTCTGAATGTGTGTTTTTTACGAGAAAACCATTATGGGCACGAGCTTTGAAAATAGTTGATTGGGCCACTGAGGGGTTCTGATGGTTGTTTATCCTGTTGGAGAAGAAGTTTTTCAAACTACACCTGAACGCATGGCCCAAACTGTTGAAGGGTTAATGAACTTATTGTGTTCTCCTTTAAACAGTTCAATTCAATATCATCAAATGACATTAAACGGTGGATGGGTGAATTTTAGAATCGAACAAAAACGTATAAATGAATGGATGCCACCTGTTTTTCGTGATTATTGTACTACTCCCAATCTATGGCGTTGGGGAATCAACAATTACCATTCAGAAAACCCTATTCCGAACATAGAATGTCCTGTTTGTCGAAACTATAGTTTTCGAAGAGAATATCGAGGCGAAAGAAGATTATACATTACTTGTGAAGATTGCATTGACACAGGTCATCCTGCTGGACACTGGAATCATCCAGATGATATCTTTTTGGCTATCGAGTTAAGGGATAATCCATATGAAATGGATTTAGAAGGAAAAATAGAATGGGCAATAGAAGGCTTCTAAAGTTTAATGTCTCTGGTTTCGATAATGAAATTGAATTACTGGAGAATTACCATGAAGTTACTTACCATTATATTTATCATAGCAGGCATTCTACTCGCAGACACGTGGTTTGATTGGGCACAAGACCTGATTCAGGAAAGAATGGAAAATATGACATACGCATGGTATGGTCGTTTTTCAAACAGAATCAATAATACTTGAAATGAACACCAACAACTTCTGCAATTTCATCTCTTGGCTGTGTTGGGAGAAAATACAAATCAATGTCTTGCGGCGAAATAGCCCATTCATGAGGCCCCCCTACCGGGCTTTCAACATTGTAGTTTTGAATTCGTATTGTGCCGCCTTCTTTGTCGTAAGTGACTTGAGTTAAGTTTTTCTCTACCCTTCTTTGATCTGGAGCTTCAACTCCACCACCACGGCACTCAAACATAATCAGGTAATTGTTTTCATCTACTTTTTTCACGCCTTGGTACAAGAATACTTCTTTGGCAACCCTGCGAATTCTACCAGCCAAATGAACCACTAATTTTTGCAGCTCTCCATCTCCATATTCTTCGACAGGAGATTCCATAGGAGACTCCATTGCTTTTTGAATGTGCTCATGAACTTCACTTGCGACAGAGTCTTCATGTCCACCATAGCCGTGTCGATTTAACTGAAACAGTTTTTTCGTGATCCATCTTTTTTGACCTTGGAGATCCACGACTAATTTCTTAAGATGAAAACTGTATCCTGTATCAACTTCCAGTTTGATTGCTGAACCCGGTTCAGTCCCCCATTGAATTTCATTCACAAAAGGACAATTAGCTGTATGAAGTCCAACTCGTTTGTTGTTGAGAAACTCCATCATCAGCTCAATGTTAAACTGTGAAATTGGACGTGCAAGCATATTGTCACTTATAGCTTCATCCCGTATTTCGGGATCAAAACCAAAAATGTCAGTTGCTTCAAACCATGTTTTGAAATTCAGATCATTCATTTCTTTATTTACCATGGAAGGCTGAAAAAATGAGAAACTTACTTAGGTCCAGTGAGATTGCCGGGCAGCTTAGATCAATTTTGTCTAAAGTTTCTGACATGGATAACATTTTGAATCTTAGAGAAAAAGGTCACAATATCCCCATTAACTTCATGGAAGATAGGATTATGGGAACTTTGTTTTTAGAACCATCAACCAGAACTCAAGTGAGTTTTGAAACTGCAATGATGAGAATGGGCGGGAAAGTTGTTCGAATTCCAGATCACAACTCTTCTTTAAAGGGCGAAAGTTTTCTTGATACAATTAAAACAATGTCTCAATATGTTGATGTTTTAGTTACAAGAACACCTTCGCATGTTGAATCATGGGGAAGCACGCATCAATGGGGTTGCCGTGTTATTAACGGAGGGGATGGTGATGCTGAACATCCTACACAAGCTTTGATAGATGTTTATACTATCGAAAAAGAATTTGGAAGAATTTCCAATTTGGATATTGCTATTGTTGGTGATTTGGAGAAAGGAAGAACTGTTCATTCTTTGATAGAAGTTTCGAGAAGGAATTTTAATAATAGATTTTTTCTTTATGGAAATGATTTACCGGAGCGATATTCAAGATATGCAGAAACAATTAAACTTCAATCTGAAGATGACTTGTTTGATATTTTGCCAAAAATTGACATCCTTTACCTGACAAGGACTCAAACTGAACGTGATGGTAAAATTCCACCCAAATTTCAGTTGTCAGAAAAACACATGAATCTCTTATCAGAAGATTCATTGATTATGCACCCGATGCCAAGAACATCAGAACTTCATCCTAAGTTTGACGAAGATCCTCGTTGCATATACTTTCAGCAAAGTAAAAATGGAGTGCCAGTAAGAATGGCGATTCTTGATTGGATTTTTTACTGATTCAAAGCTCTATATAGAATGTTATGAATTTTCGAACTTGGCTTGAATCAGATCAACAATTAACCCAACAAAAACTAGAACAAATGTTCCGAAGTGCTATGCAGGAACTTGTTGGGCACAATCCTAATCTCAGTTTACCTTTGAGTAAAATTGAGAGCGGCAATAAAGATGGCGGTTCGCCAAAAGGTCCAATGGCTGCGAAAAATGCTCTCAGCAGCATTTTTCAAAATCTACAACAAATGGGCTTTGGATCTCAAGTGAATGATACGATCAATTGGCTGCAAAGAATTAGCCAAAAATCACCTGAAGGTCATCAGGTAAATTCAACAGTTGGCCATTTGCTCAATAAACTTTTTGGTTCAGAAATTTACCAATCTGTAACTGGAGATACTCCTCCAACTACAGATATAAATGAGCCTGTTCCAGATGCTGGACAAGATGCAGTTGAATCTCCTGAACAAGAGAATCCGCATCCACAAAGTCCTCCAACACCTTTTCAGCCTCCAAATCAACAACAAATTTCACAAGAACCAATAGGTCAAGGAATCAATGCAAATTCAGCAGGTTTAAGAACTTGATACGGTGATTATATGAATGAACGGTTTTTGATGTGTCCTCCTGATCATTTTGGGGTGATTTATGAAATCAACCCTTGGATGGATTCTAAAAACAATGTTGATCATGACAAAGCCGTTAAACAATGGGACAATCTTTACAACAAAATATCGTCTTTGTCATCTGTTGAACTTATCGATCCGCAGCCTCATCTCCCAGATATGGTTTTTACAGCGAATGCTGGATTTGTTTTTGGTGAAAAACAGGTCATTCTTTCCAATTTTCTTCATGAGGAACGAAAGAAAGAAGAACCTTTGTTTGAAAAGTGGTTTAAGGAAGATGGATTTGATGTCCACAAAATACAAAAACCATTTGAGGGAGCAGGTGATTGCTTTAAAATTGAAAATGATTTGTATGTTGGGTATGGTCAAAGAACGACAAAACATGCCTACATTGAAATTCTTGAAATCATTTCAAATACCCGTCCAGTTTGGTCTCCGCTTTGTGATCCATATTTCTATCACCTCGATACATGTTTTTGTCCTTTGAGAGATCGTGATGCTTTGTGGTATGAAGATGCTTTCGGCATTGGTCATCGATATGAACCTGAACATGAATTGAATGTCATTAAAGTTCCAAAATATGAAGCAAGACGATTTGCTTGTAACGCAGTATTGATCAATGAAGAAGATGTGATGATTCCGTCTGGATGTCCTCAAACTATCGACAAATTGCGTAAAAATGGTTACACTCCTCATGAATTCGAGATGAGTGAATACATCAAGTCAGGTGGAGCTTGTAAATGCCTGACTTTGAAGCTTTAACCAATTTTTGGATTGCATTTTTCTTTACAATCCAAAAATTCTTCCGTAGAATGCACAGAAAGGATTTTTGGCATGAAATTCGTCAGGGATTTTTTGGCCACTGTCTTGTTTGCTTTGGCGACTTTGGCGCTGGTGTTGATATTGTCACGTTCAATTTTGATCCCACCGGGATCAAAAAACGTTACAGATATTGGCATGGGATGGCGTGAATTTGACTACAAAGGCAGTCGGTACATCATAAGCCCAATAGGATATATCGCTCCATCGAATCCTGATCATGTTGGTCAGGTATTGGAAATCATCGAGGATGTAAAGGACAGAACCCTGAAATGAGAATTCTTATTATTTTCGCTTTCATTATATGCTGTTTTTTGGCATGGTCTTTCTTTGGTTTCTTGATTGGAAATATCTCCTCTGTAGCAGTTTATTTATATTCAGGATATTGTTGTTTCCTTTCGGGAGTAGGTGAGACAAAGCGAGAACTCGATGAAAAAATATTCATGTTTTGTTTTTGTTTAATTCTTTGGCCTTTAGTCCCTGTTGGGTATTATATTTTTCGTGACAGAACAGAGAAAAAGGTTTCAACATGATTGATGAAGATGCTGTCATTTGTGAAATTCGAGTTGATAAAGATGGATGGACCGGTAATTTGCAAGTGAATATCTGTGTTCCAGAAAGTGGTGGATATCGCCTTGCAGGACCAAAATACAACGGTAGTTCAGAGAATTTGCTGAAGCGTCCCTTTGAATCAAAGGGACGCAGATACAATTCGAAGTATGCTTGATGAAGCATTTCCGCCAAAGGAAAAGAAGTGACCTCCAAACAACTTGTGATAATGCGTGGCTTGCCTTGTTGTGGCAAAAGCTATACTGCAAAAGAAATCATTGAGAAAAATCCTGAAGGGGTCATTTTCAGCACAGATGATTACTGGTATGAAGTCGTCAAACCAGATCAACCTGATACTTACAATTACATCCCAAGGTACGTTGGAATAGCACATGACTGGAATCAACAACGTGCATTTCGAGCCATTGAAGCAGGACAAACGCCAATTCTCATTGACAACACAAATGTGTGTTTTGATGAATTTAGACCTTATGTTGAATATTCATTGCCACAAGATTACGAGGTAATTCTTCAAGAACCCACTTCAGAAACTTGGTTGGAAAATTCTCCTTACCTCAAAGATACCAGAAGGTTCAAAAGAGAATTGAAACGATGGGCAAAAGACTTGGAAGAATGTTCCAAGGGCCTTCACGATGTTCCTTACTGGGCAATTGAACGAAAAATGTGGCGTTGGGAATCAGCAGAAGAAATTCAAAGAAAGATAGAGGAATTACAGTGAGCGACCGTGGCCTTCAATCGCAAATCATGTCAGATTTGTTCGTAGCACCAATTACAGTTATCCCCGGTCTGACAGGCTTAGCTGCCTTTACTCTTGGGTTTGCTGTGAAATCCAGCACGCTTGTTCTTTTGGGCCTTTGTGGATTTTTGGTCACAATCGTAGGTGCTGCTTGGAGGTTTCGATTCAATATGGCTGAAGTCACTGAACGTGCTTCTAAGTATATTCAGTTACAGAAAATGGTCGAAGAACACCATCGTCTTGATGAATTGGATGAAAAACTTTCTAAAGACGGCGACTCCCGAGACGAAGAGTACCTTCGTTCATTGAGATCTGTACATGATGCTTTCACCAAGGATGTCGAAGAGGACAATTTGGGGGCATTTGTTACATCTCAAATGATTTCTGATATCAACGCAATGTTTAGTCAATGCGTTAAATTAATCGAGTTTTCTTTTGATCTTTTGACTTCTTCTAAAAGCTTAACCAGTTCAATAAAAGAAAGTGTTCTCAAAGACAGAGAAGACATTCTTGCCAGCGTAGAGAAAAGCGTCATCAGCTTTACTGAAACGGTCAATGGCATCAGGGCATTGAAGTTACAGGATCGAAAAGAAGAGGCGACTCAAATGCAGCAGTTGCTTGCCAAACGACTTGAGGTTGCTCAAAACACTCAACGTGAAATGCGTAATTTGGGTGAACATACTCATTTGAGCGAGTTTGTTGATTTTCAATCCAAAGCCAACGATTAGGCTTTACAAACAAAATCGAGAGGCTACAATCCCTGCCTCTCAAAAAGGAGATAATGATGTTTGAATGGTTGCGTAAAGTTTTTGCGGCTCTCACTGGTGTGTTTCTCAAAAAGAATGAAAAGCTCAATGAAAACGAACATGTTGTTCGTGCCACGTTTGACCGTGCTCAAGCGAAAGGCAAAAATCGAGTCATTACACTCAAAAATGCTGTTGGTAAATTGATTGCTAATCGAGAAGCCAAACTTCGACAAATCAAAGACCTTGAAGAAGAATGTGCTACGCTTGAAAAAGCCAAACGTGGTGCTGAAGGAATGGCAAGGAAAAGAAAAGATGAACTTGTCAAACAGGGTCTTTCAAAAGAACAAATTCAAGCAGATCCTGAATTTATTAAATGTGCAACTGGCCATCGTGATGCTGAATCTACTCTCAAAGAGAAAAGAGCCAGAATTGCCTCTCTTGAACAGGATATTGATGACTCACAATCACTAATTGCTGATCATCAGGTACAACTTCAGACTTTGCAGTCTGATCTTCAGAGGCTTCATGAAGAAGAAAATGAGCATATTGCAGATCTTGAAAGCAATAAGGCTCTTGAAGAAGCTAGTTCAGCATTGGCTGGAATTGCCAATGATAATGTTGATAACGATTTGGCAGAAATCAGAAAAGCACGACGAAATGTCGCTGGTCGAGCCAAAGCCACTCAGGAATTGGCAGGCACAGACAACAAAGTTGCCACTGATGCCTTTCTTGAATTTGCTTCTAATGAAGAAGCTGCATCTGAGTTTGACTCTCTCATGGATTGGGACGAAGATGCAACAGATAAAACAACTGAAAGAGAATCTTCTCAGTTGCCTGAGTAACAGCGGTGTAGTTGTTGCTTGAAAATGTTTAAAGTGGGACACATTCCGCAAGTTAGATGGAGAATTGTTTGATGAAGAAGTTCGTGAGTTTTTTGGTGATTTTTGCAGTTGTGGTATTTGTGGGCTGTTCACGTCCTGTGACAGGACCAGAAACACCGGGTACTGTGGAGCCTGCAACTGAAGAAGTTGCAACTGAAGAAGTTGCAACTGAAGAAGCTGCAACTGAAGAAGCTGCAACTGAAGAAGCTGCAACTGAAGAAGCTGCAACTGAAGAAGCTGCAACTGAAGAAGCTGCAACTGAAGAAGCTGCAACTGAAGAAGCTGCAACAACTGAATAAAGGTTTTTGATGAAAAATGCAATTTTTGGATTGATCTTAATCTCCTTAGCCGTTGGTTGCGGTGGAGATAAGGAATCAGCTAAGTCTGTTGAAACTAAACAACCAGACCAAGTTGAATCATCAAGTAAATCTTTTCCTTCCTTTATTTTGGTTTGGTCTGAGTCAACAAGTTGGCCAGCTCTTAATGCTGACAATCTTGAAGGTCTCATAAATCCAAAATCAGGTGGAGAACATGGTTCGCTTGAAATTGAACATGGTGTGGATATTGTTTTAAGGCGAAGGGATTACATTCAAAGCGGAGTTGATTTCTCCGGCAATACTTGTGATGCAGTGTGCTACACAAATGTTGATGCTTTGAACCTTGCCAACAACAGACCGTGCACGGTCATACGTGCCTCAAATGAAGCATGTATTGATGGCATTGCCTCGATTGATGATTTTGAGAGTAATGTGATTTATGGTCCAGAAAATTGCGTTTCAGAATATCTTGTTCAACGTGCTTGTGATTTAGGTAAATTGGAATCTGATGTTGATTTTGTTCACATGGAGGCTGATGCCGCTTCAATGGCTATTCAGTCAAGCAATAAAACATCTAAGGTCCAATCAACAAGTTTACGACAACCATTTTTGTCACAAACAAAAGCAGACTTGAAATTTGACAACACGATTGTTCCAAATGAAATTGTTGATTGCATTGTTTGGAGCAATGACTCTCTTGAGAAAGAGGGTGGAAAACAAGCTGCTTTGTGTATCAATTGCTTGTTTGACAGGTTGAGTAAAACATCCCAAATACACGCTCTATTTGATGATTCAGACTGGCAAAAATTGATGTCAACTACTGTTGTTGATACAGCAGTTAAAGTTGGAATCATCAAAAAACCAATTGATGTTGGTTACAACGATTCAACAAAAAGTCTAAACTTTTCAACAGAATACCAAGTGTTTGACACAGGTGAAGTTGAAGAATAAAGACTGTGTTCGGGGATGAATGGATTCGCCCCGTTTGGAAAGCTAAGGTTTTCCAAACGGGGCGTTTTTAATGAAGGTGAAAAAAATGCAGTTAGAATATGATTCAGGAACTCTTGCTGCACTTCTTGTTGAATTAGACAAGAAAATTGTTTTCGCCGAAAGCTGCACGGCGGGCCTTGTAGCTGCAACGATGGGCAAAATTCCGGGCATATCGTCAAATTTATGTGGGTCTTTTGTTGTTTATCGTGCCAGCCAAAAGAAGTCGGTGCTTAACGTCAAACAGGAAACAATTGACAAATACACAACAGAAAGTCCAGAGATGGCAGAGGCAATGGTTTCTGGCAGCATCTCCGAACTTTCTCCAGAAGCTGATGTCTATGTTTCTGTAGTTGGGCATCTTGGGCCAAATGCACCTGAAGACAAAGATGGTGTGATCTGGTGTTCAGTTCGATCAGGAGACAAAATTGATACAAGAAAAATACAACTGAACACAGAAGGTCGTAAAAGCCGTATGGAAGAAGCCGTATGGAAGGTTATTCTTTTCACAATCAACATATTGGATTGAAATATGACAAAGGAAATCGTCATTGTCATGGGGTACCCGGCAGCGGGCAAAACCACCATTACAGAAGGATTCGTTAATGAGGGCTACATAAGATTCAATCGTGATAAAATTGGTGGCAACCTATCAGGAGTAGTTAAACAAGCTGAAATTGCTCTCAAGAATGGCGAAAACAAAGTTGTACTCGACAACACTTATGGCACTGTCGAACAACGTGCCGAAGTCATTGCTGTTGGAAAACGACTTAGTATTCCTGTCCGTTGTGTTTATTTAAATACATCTCTTGCAGATTCTCAAATGAATGCGTGTCTTCGAATGATGGATCGTATTGGTCGCATCGCAGACGCAGCAGAGTTATCAAAAATCAATGACCCTAATTTATTTCCACCTGCTGTGATCTTTGCTTACAAGAATCGGTTTGAGAAACCTGCAAAAACAGAAGGTTTTTCTGAAATCGAAGTGGTTAAATTTGTGCGAAAGAATCCATCTCATTGGACCAACAAAGCTTTGCTGTTGGATTATGACGACACTCTGCGTCGATCCACTGGTCCTAAAAAATGGCCAGAAGATCCTTCTCATGTCGAAATCTTACCTAACCGAAAAAAAGTGTTGGCCAAGTATGAAGATGATGGCTACCTCCTATTGGGGGTCAGTAATCAGTCAGCAATTTCTAAGGGTCTTGATGAAGATGTAGCTATTGATTGCTTTGAAAAGACCAATGAACTGTTGGGTTTTGATATTGAGTATAAGTATTGTCCCCATTCCGTTCCGCCAGTGAAATGTTATTGCCGCAAACCACATCCCGGCAGCGGTGCATATTTTATATGGAAGTACCACCTTGATCCAAGCCAGTGTATTATGGTAGGCGATCAGACTTCAGATAAAACATTTGCTGGACGTTGTGGGTTTCAATACGCAGACCAAAAGGATTTCTTCTCATGAGAGTGCTCGAAAACAACTCTGACTTGTGAAAAATGTAAATCGGTTCTTGCTATTACTCCAAGGGACATCAATTATTGGCCGAATGCCTTAGAATGTTGCATTTGTCAAAAACGCAACTTTAAGAGTTGCACATCTGTGCCTGTGGAATGGTTAAAACGATGACTTTTATTCCCAAACTTTCAAGAATCATCAATACAAATCAGGCACGATCCGTGATATTGACGGGTAATGTGTATGATCTTTTCTTTGATGGAAGCGGTTATGTTCCTCTGATTGACTTTTTGTCTTCTTCGTACAAAGTGGAGCCAAACGATAAGCGTAATGGAATCACTCAGATTATTTACGAAGTTAACAATCCTGTCAAAACAATAGGAGACAGAACAGAACTTGAAGCTGCTTGGAAGAAATATGGACCAAGAACAGAGAAGAAGTTTGAAGAGATTTGCATGAATGCCGTTGGTAACCCAACGGGGGCTTTGGAGTTTTTGCGTCAATTAACCTACTGTTCTCGACAAGCATTTAAGAAAGGAGAAAGCACAAACGATCTATTGGTGATTGTCGAAGCAGCAGACATGCTTCTTCCAGAAGATCAATTTTCCAGAATGTCTCTTGCAGATAGAAGACGTGTAGGAATCATCCATGACTGGTTTTCAGAACCAGATTTTATTCATGGAGGAGATTCGGTCATTCTGATTTCAGAATCGCAAAGTGCGATTCATTCTCATGTTTCCAGATTGCCACAGGTTCTTGCTGTAGATGTTCCTTCTCCGAACTTTGAACAAAGAAAACACTTTGTAAATTGGGGTCCAGAAGCCAAACTGCCACCGGACTTCATTAAAAATACAGCCAGTTTGTCCATTCATGCTTTGAGGCAGCTTTTATGTCGTGGAGAAATAACGCAATCAGATGTGATCAGTAAAGTTGAAGAATACATCACATCTCAGTTAGGCGATGCTGTAGAATTCAAAAAGCCTACACACAATCTTGATGACGTTGTGGGGTTTAGGCGATTAAAGAGCTTCCTCAGAAAAGAAATGATGCCACGCATCACACGTGATGATGATGGTTCTTTACCGGGAGCCGCAATTGGCGGTCCAATTGGCGGCGGGAAAACATTTATTTTCGAAGCAGTAGCATCTGAATTGGGAGTTCCAGTTTTAGTTCTCAAAAACCTGCGATCTATGTGGTTTGGACAAACAGATGTTATTTTAGAACGATTGCAAAGAGCAATTTCTGCGCTCGACAAAGTGGTCATATTTGTTGATGAGGCAGACACTCAATTTGGAGGCGTTTCAGAAGGAACCCATGATACAGAACGTCGTTTAACTGGAAAAATTCAAGCCATGATGAGCGATCCTCAATTGAGAGGTCGAGTTGTTTGGCTTTTAATGACAGCACGAATCAACAATTTGTCTCCAGACATTCGTCGTCCGGGCAGAGTTGGGGATTTGATTATCCCTGTGCTTGACCCAGAAGGTGATGATGTTCATGAATTCATCACATGGGTTTTTGGAGACATGCTAAACAACATTGATGCTCCTCTTGATGAAAACAGAGATGACATTGACAATCAGGTTTTCGAAATGCTGATTGAGATAACAGAAGGTTATTCAGCAGCAGCATTTGCTTCTCTTAGAAGTCAAATTAAATCTGCAAATTGCACAACGATAGATGAAGTCATGGAAGTAGTGAATGACCTGATACCCCCTGACATAGGAGAAACTAGGGAGTATCAAACACTTCAGGCAAAGATTAACTGCACTCGGCAATCTTTACTTTTTGATGAACCAAAAAGCAGAGATGATATTTTTCGACTCCGATCTGAATGGAGAAGAAGAATTGCTGAGTTGGAAAGGAAGAACGTTGGTTAAGCTATCGGAAAGAATCAGTGAGCAAAGAGTCATTTTGTACACATGGAGATATGAAACCGGGAAAGATATTTTCTCGGGCACATGTTTTGAATGTGGCGAAATTGACTGTGATTGTGGTGTGACCAAAGACACTCCCAAGCCAATTTTGGACAATGACATTTTCGATGATGATTTTGGCGAACTTCCAAAACCAAAAGCCACACCCATTGAAGAAATGCTCAAAAGTCCAGTTCAGGTTTAACCTTTACTGTGTGACCTTCTTCTTCTAATGTTTTCATTCGATTCTTCGAGTGTTTGTAAAGATACTCATTGATTTCAAAAATGAAATCATAGTACTGCAAGATGTCTTTATCTTCAGCACACCTGAGTCCACGACCTATTTGTTGTATGACGTTGTAACTGGCGTCACCACCAGCAGCGTTAATTAGGTTGTGGACTTTTACATTGATGCCCGCTGTGATGATTTGACGCATAACAATTGCTGTTACATTTTCGTCGCTTTTCAAAGCTTCAATGACAGGTTTGCGAACATCAAGACTGTCGTCACCATTTACCCAATGAGCTTCAGGCATGAGTTGTTTGAGGTATTCACCCTGATCTCTTCTTTCCACCAGTATCAATGATCGACCTTTTAGCGAACGGGCTAATCTTCGAACAATGTTGTGAAAGGAGTAGTTTTCGGCGATCCCCAAAGTGACAGCATCGATGTATGGCTCGTAAGGGATCGATGGCTCTTCGATTCTGTAAAACGTACAGTTGCTGGCAGAAAGAATTCCTCTTTTTTGCAGTTCTTTAGTGGTCAAAAATCCACTTTTGGTCGTTGATGTTTTGAAGACAGGGCCAAAGTGTCCTTTGACTGTGAATTTATGAACACGTTTGTCTTTGAATGGAGTAGCGGAAATTCCAAATCGAATGCACGCTTTTTTCATTTTTTTGTATGCTCCAATTGGAACTTTGGACATGCATTCATGAATTTCATCGACAATTAAGACTTTGATTTTCGGCAGTAAATTATCGAGACCTTTCAATGTGTGAACGTTTGAATTTGCACAAGTGATGAAATTGGGTGATTTGTAGTTGCCGTACCATCGCCCAATATTTGGAACTCCCCAAGCAATCATGTCTTCGTAGTTCTGATGGACCAATGCTTTGTTTTTGGTCAAAAACAAAACAGGAGTCTTTGGTGGAAGACACTTCAAAAGTGAGATCATAATGAATGTTTTGCCAGCAGCCGTAGGAGCCTGAACAAGTCCTCGGTTGTTTGCAATAGCTCGATTTACCAAATCCGGCTGGTAATCATGAAGCGTGATGGCTGGATGCCCATCTGGAATCCATGGGTCCAAGAAATGTTCATTTATTGATGAGTGTTCCCACTGTATGTTGTTATTGCGTTCATCGACAATTTGATATTGCTTGTGTTGTTTTTTAAGGGCAGCTTCCACTTCTGGAAGAAGACCAGTGAGAAACTTCCCGTTGTTTTCAGTGAAAAACTCTGTGAACCCATCCCACTTGCCTTTTTTGTAGGCAGCGTTGTGGTAGTAGTTTTTGTCCCTAAACCTCAGAGACTTGTGTAGCTTCGATTTCAGATCACGATCTGTAGAGAGAAGCCAACTGTAAACATTTTGTACTCGTATTACGTTTGCCATTTATCCTTCCTTGGAATAACGGAGTATTCTAGCGAAAACTCATGAAACTAAAAACATGAGTTTTTCTACAAAAAGGGGTTGCATTCACTTTGTCCCTTTGATAATTTCCTTGGAATGGATTGCTGGTTTTTGATGGAGTTATGTAAATGAAATTTGGCCGTAGATTTATCATTCTTGTTTGCTTGGGTTTTGTGCTCACCACAATTGGTGAAACAGCCGTAGAAGCAAAAAGCAAATCAAGAAGTAGTAGCAGTCGCAGCAGTGCTTCACGAAGCAGCCGTCCCTCTACTTCTCGCAAACCTTCGTACAGCAAGCCAAAAGCTCGTACTCCGTCTAAGCCATCTTCGGGTTCAAAGCCAAGATTTGGTTCCAGCAACAAAACAAAACCTAAAGGTCCAACCACTGGTTCAAAACCACGTTTTGGTTCCAGTTCTCCATCAAAGCCAAAATCAACTGCTCCAAATTCTAACAATACTCCAAAGCCACGTTTTGGAAGTGGAAACGGACAAAAGCCTAAATTCGGCACAGGGAACCAAACAACTCAACCGCCACCAACGAGTCGGAAGCCAAGTACCAGCAAGAAGCCATCGTCAAGCAGTTCGGATAAGGCACGTTTAAATCGACAGCAAGCAAGCCAGAAAAAATATGTTGCTCAACAAAAAGCAACAAAACCGCCAAAATCTTCTTACACAACTAAAGATGGTAAGACAGTTAATGTCCGTAAAGATTCAAAAACTGTTGAGTCCATTCGTTCAAAGTCATCCGATTATCACACTCCTGCGGCAAGAGAAAGCCGTATGGACGTTCATTTTCACAATCATGGCTACAGCCATCCTTACAGTTACTACTATGGTCAACCATATTACCATGTAGGCGGTGGATACAGTTCGGCTTTTTGGTGGATGATGATGGAGTGGAGCGCAGAAAGACGTGCTCGTTGGCTTTATCACAATCAACACAATATTGAGTCTTCAGCTTACCAGCGTGGTTTGCAAGATGCACAGGTGGCTGCCCAAATCAAACAAATGGAAGCCCAGAATCTGCAACGAAACGCTGATTACATAGACCCGGAATTTGCAGAGAATCCAAGTGATATGTACAGCCAAGAGTACATTGAAGCTGCTTACAACCCAACGGTTGCTCCCGCTTCAACTGGCTCAGGGGTTGGTAAGTTTCTCATGTGGGTCTTTCTGTTGACCTTGATTTTGGTCGGCGGATATCTTATCTTAACACGTGTTCGTCTTGGAAAGTAATTAAGGAGTTGTTTCATGGAAAATCTCTTCAACACAGAGATTCCGATTATGTACCTCGCAGCAGGTGCCGCACTGGTCGTTGGCTGGAAGACATTTAAAAATGTCGCTTCAGTCGGCATGAAAGCTGGACAGAAGTTCGGCTACGGAATGATCGCAGCGTCTCTCATGGCCATCCTCGGTTTGGGTGGTGTGGGAACAGGAATTGGTGATCTTGCTTCACGTGGCGAGACCATCCGAGAAGTCGATGCTAATGGCATTGATGTGGATCGGGAACTTGTGAAATTTGATGGTGTTGTCGCTCGTCTCGACAAAGAGTCAAAGGTCATCTACCCGATCAGCGTGAATACAGATGAACAACGTTCATCTTGGAGTAACATGTCGGACGAAGAACGAAAGTTTGTTTGGAGTCTTCTCAGAGAAGAATCCACTGCTTCCGTTGCACCTACTCCGACAGAACTCTACGAAAGCGATGTTGAGCTGGTTTCTTATGAGCCAACAGGAATCACACCGCTTCAAATCAAAGAAGATAATCCAGTGTTGCCAATTCAGGCAACATACGGATTGCTCTTTGCCAGCACTGGAATCGTTTTGACAAGCATGGTCACGTTCTTCCGACGAATTCAGGGCAACAAGTTTGATAAGCCGATTATGCACGATCATGCTTAAGCAATGATCCTCGGCAACAAGAACCTGCCGGGGGCGGTCCATCCGCCCCCGGCTTTATTTGTCTATAAAGGAATGTAAAAATGGATATACACCCATCAGCAGATGGTCGTGGAAGAACCATCTGGGAAATACTCACTGGTAAAAACAAAAAAGATTTAACGCCACTTGAACTTCAATATCACAATCCGCTTGAAGCAAAAGTCGGCTGTACAGTACAGTTTTCTACAATCCCAGAATACGCAGGTGTCAATTTTGTTATTGAAGGGATTCATGTTTATAAAACCACATTACGTGGTAGGGACATTTACCATACTGATTATTGCTGCAAAGGAAATGCCAGAGATTGGGATAAACCAAGACGCATCAGGATGCGTCTGACTCCCGATGAAGATTCAAACAATCCATTGGGTCATGAATTTCAGCTACTTAAAGCTTATGCTGAATTTGTTTGGGATGAAGAGTTTTATTCCTATTGTATGAACAATGGTTGCAATGATCCCAATTGGGACGAAGAAGGTGAAGTCACCTTCAAGGTCAATTACGATGACGATGATAATGAAATGGATGAGCCATGGCGATATTGGCGTGTTGACGGTGCTGTTGAGCCTTATGAGGCCAGAGTAACCAGCCTTCTTGATGACGATGGCAGTGGCACCATTGAAGATGATGAGCTGTCACACAGTGATACAATGTATTGGGACTTCAGTCGCATCATCGTGCAGGATGATGGGGAAGAAGACACTGAGCTTCTTTGGATCGAAAAAGACCAAGAAACTCAATATTTTACATTGTTGAGAGGGGTGCCTGTTCATCCCAACCATGTCACCGTCATATGAGGAAGGATTATTGTGAAGATTTCTTACACGACGAAAAGTAATTTCGAGTGCAATACAAATTCTGCACACATGGCCCTGATGGAATGGTTTATCAACCTTTACCCCGACAGGGACGAATATTACTTTTCGGCAAACCAAGACCATTTCCTAGTTCAAATCACTGCTGGAATTGAACGGGAATTCAACAGAACTCCTTTCGTTTTTTTCAATTTGAGCCACGAAGAAAAGTGCAGACGTTATCTTTTGTGGCTTCATGAAAATGGAGATATTGTAAATCTTCGTTTTCACTACAATTCGCAGGAAGCGTAATCATGAATTGGATTAATTTAATTGCAGTTTTCCTTGGCGGCAGCATTGCAGTTTCAGTGCACAATGTTTTCCTACGCAGAAAGAAAAACATTGAAGATCAAAAAACAGAAGAAGCTTATGAAAAAGAAAGAGTAAGCAATCTTCAGGCAAAACTTCGCCGATTGCAGAAAAACCTTGAAGATCAAAAAACAGAAGGAGCTTATGACAAAGAAAGAGCAGGTTGCCTTCAAATGAAACTTCATCGCTTGGAGCGAAGATTCAACACTGCAAAAGAAAGCAATGGCGTACTTCAATGCCAATTAAATGAAGCTAATCACGCCATTAGCGTGCTCAAAAATGATCTTGTTGAATCTTCAAAGCGAATTGAGCTATCTGATGCTGAAAAAGAACAACTCAGAGAACTTCTCAAAGAAACTCAAGAAGAACTTTCTCATCGCAAACAAGAACTTTATGCTGCTCTTTTGGACAGAGATACGTTCGAATCGAGGTTGAAGTCTCTAAACGAAAAAGTACAAGAAAAACAGTGTTCAGAAATCGAAACGCTAACAGCGGAGAGAGATAAGCTAAAAGAAGAGAATGAAAAATTTAGACATGATTTCGACATGGAGTTTAAACACTCCAACGCTATCCCCAATGCACGTGTGTTCTTTGACAAAACAGGCGACAGAACAGAGATAAGCTATTTGGAGCTGGGCTCTCAAAATCGTCAATGTTGGGGTGCAATTGTCAAAGTGGATCACAAAGTTGAATTTGTTGAAGGTAGAAATTCAGCCAAAGATTCAATTACCAAAAATTGGACCACATATCGTCTTATTTGTTACCGTGCTGCTAATGTAACAAGAAGTGGTCTTTTGAGGGTTTATGACGACCTAGATAAAGCCAGAGCGGGTGCTTGTAGTTTTGTTTCGAATTCCCTAAACAACATTGATCTTCCTGTAGGTTATTCAGGATTCAAGGAATCATATGATCTTGATGGAGCATCTACTCTTGGCGAAGGATGGATAACACGTAACGACAAAAAATGGGGATCATTCAAAACGATTAATGATGGGACCAAAGTAGAGCTTGAACTTCCAAGTCAAAATTTCAAATTCCACATCGATTTGCTTAGAGGACATGAAAATCCTCTGAGGGAAATTTGGGCTTTCCTTAAAGAAAACGAATGGTTGATTAAGGCGAATTCAACTTTTGATGTGCCCAATGAGACAGTTGCTGAAGTTGACAACACTCCTATGCATGTTGTTCATGTTTGCAAAATAAACTGTGGTCATGATCAATGTCGTTATTTGGGAGAAGACAAAAACCGTAAACCGATTTGTCACAAATTAACACCAGAAAAACATGTAATTGATCGTGAAATTGAAGCTGAAGATGAAGCGGCCTATTTTGATCTTCCTTATGGTGATCATTGCAATGGTCATGAAGATCTTTCAAAGATCTCTGATGAGGAAGTGGTCTTTGATGAGTACATGAAGTTTATCAAAGAATGGAACAATCACGATAACGCTAAAAAGTCTAAATTTGTTCATGAATTTGAAAGTAAATTCCTTCCTGAAGAAAACAATGTTTGTGTTTTTCGACGTGATATCCTTGGACGTGAACCAAAACACTTTACTCATCACACGGGGTTATATCACGCAATTCAAAGATATTTGATGGCAAAACAAGGCGTGTTCGCATTTGCCAGTGCACACAAAAAGAAAAGTAAAAAAGGGGAAGAAGTTTTAGAAGTACCTTCTTCTGAAAGAAGAAGAATGCAAGCTGTTGGCATTGAGGACAAAGTTTCTTGGTGTGGCAGAACATACAATGTCAGAAAATTTGGTAATGTCTATTTCAAAAATGCGGATGAATACCATGGGCATCTTTATGTGTATGTGGATTCCGATTCCGATTCCAGTGCGTAACTTTACACTTTCGATAAATTGACGTAAAATGCTGTGAGAAGGAGAAAACATGCTAACTCGCAGCAAAATTAGAGGAATGCTTGTCGGTGGGGCCATTGGTGATGCTCTTGGTCGTCCTGTAGAGTGTATGTCTTACGAAGATATTCTTAAGAATCACCCTGATGGCGTCACCACATATGTTGCCCCAAAAAACAACAAATGGTTCAAGGACGATAAAACCGGCGTCATTACTGATGATACTCAGCTTGGCCTTGCTGTTGTCAAAGCTCTGATTCGAGCCAACGGGTTCGGAATGGGGACTCAGGCATCATATCACGTCAAAGCATTTAAAGAGTCCACAGAAGGTTGGGGAGGCTCTTTACGAGAGTCCATCAAGAAACTCTCAGAAGGCGTCAGGTGGTCTGAATCCGGTAAAACCGATAAAAAGGGACTTGGCGTTGGCAATGGAGTTTTGATGCGAATATCACCCATTGGTGCATGGCATGCTGTTAAAAACAAACTTCCTTGGCCTCGCTTTGCAGATAAAGTTGTACAGTTTTCTGCTATGACCCATTACACCGCTGCTGCGGCTCTTTCGGGTGTAGTCCACACTGGAGTAATTGGCAACCTTCTGTTGCAAACTCCAATCTCATATCACAAGTCTCAGACCTTTATGGCTATTCATCGTGGAATGGATGGCCGAAAATATAAACGAGATAGCAAGCACAAATTGCATTATTGTGTAGGTCATCTGAATAACCCAGATAACTCTTGGGAAAATCTGATGGTCAATCTGTCGCTGCTTCATTTGATTGACTCTTGGACTTTTGATGATGTTCGAAAACAATTTGGAAATGGCAAAAGTTACGTTGTCCACAGCATGCCTTTTGCTTATTATTTCTTCTTGAAAAACCCCTACACCATAGATTCTCTCTACAATGTTGTGATGGCGGGTGGTGATACTGATACAAACGCTAAGCTTGTTGGTGAAATGCTTGGTGCTTTGCATGGTCTTGAGTTTTTTGAAACAAGTGAAAACAAACACTTACTCCACGGCCTTGAGGATGTTGAAGAACTCATTCAACTGGCCGACCAATTTTCAGACAAGTTCGGAATCAAATGAACCAATCCTGACGAGCACAGCATCGAACTGCCGACATACTGGTGACTGATGATTTGAAGCGGGAAAGGGTCACGGGGATGTGCAGGTGTGTTGGGAGCCGCCCCGGTTGGTTCAAAAGGAGATAGACATGGACAAAAAACAAATTGCAATTATTGGTGGCGGAACTGTTTCTTGGATCAGTTCTCATTTAGCTTTGACAGCTCCTGCTTACGGAAGCACTGCACGAGCTATCAAGCAAATTTGTGAATCGACAATTCCAGAAATGGATTCGAAACTCTATCTGACACGAATGGCGGGCGGTTCAAATTGGACAGACTTTCGTTTAGAAACCAATGAAGATGTCGCCAAGCTGATTGATCGCATCATCAACGATGATGTCACAAAGATTGTGTTCTTCTCAGCGGCGATGGTGGATTTTGATGGCAAAGTTTACACGCAAGAAAACCCAGATGAGACTTTGGAAGCTGGTAAGTATGGTGCCAGACTCTCTTCTAGCAAGAGTTATAGCATTGATTTAACGCCTGCTGACAAAGTCATCAGAAAGGTTCGTGAAAAACGAAAAGACATCTTCCTCGTTGGTTTCAAACAAACATGCGGAGCCACTGAAGATGAACAATACATTGCTGGTTTGGGCTTGTGTAAAAAAGCTAGTTGTAACCTTGTGTTTGCCAATGACACAAAGTCTCGTCTCAACATGATTATTACTCCTGAAGAAGCTCGATATCATGTGACAACAAATCGTGATGAAGCACTGACTAATTTGGTTGAAATGGCTAAGCTCAGATCCCATCTGACCTTCACACGTTCGACTGTTGTTGAAGGCGAGCCTGTTTCTTGGAATTCTAATCAGGTTCCTGATTCACTTCGTGCAGTTGTGGATCATTGCATTATGAGTGGTGCATACAAACCCTTCAACGGTGCAACAGTTGGTCATTTTGCTTGCAAACTGTCTGACACTACTTTCTTAACCAGTCAGCGTCGGACGAATTTCAATGACCTGAAAGATATTGGTCTGGTGAAAATTGTAACCGATGGACCAGACACTGTTCTCGCTTATGGCGCAAAACCGAGTGTGGGTGGTCAGTCACAACGAATTGTGTTTGAGGATCACCCAGACCTTGATTGCATCGTGCATTTTCATTGCCCCCTGAAAGAAGATTCTCAAGTTCCAACTGTCTCTCAGAGAGAATTTGAGTGCGGCAGCCACCAATGCGGGGAGAACACGAGCAAAGGGCTCAAACAGTTTGGGAATCTCTGGGCTGTCTATTTAGAGGAACATGGACCGAACATTGTGTTCAATCGCAGTGTCTCTCCTGATGAGGTCATTAACTTCATTGATGAAAACTTTGATCTCAGTCAAAAGACTGGCGGATTTGTAAGCGTCACAGAGAGAAAAGATGAAGTTCAAAGAACTTGACAACAAAATGCGTGTCTTCGAGACAGCAGCAGATGCATGTGTCTTGCCGGGCATGTACATGGTTGCTCGTCTCGATGGACGTGGTTTCACAAAGCTGACTAAAACTGGCAACTTTGAAGTTCCTTTCGATGTTCGTTTTCGTGACATGATGGTAGACACAACAGAAGCTCTCATGAATTGCGGCTTTGAGATTGTGTACGCTTATACCGAAAGTGATGAAATTTCACTTCTGTTTGGCTTGAGAGAGAATCTGTTTAACAGAAAACTCAGGAAACTTAATTCCACGTTGGCAGGTGAAGCGAGTGCCAGATTCTCTTTGGCAATGGGAGAAGTGGCAACATTTGATTGTCGTATCTCTCAATTGCCTAATACCAATTTGGTAGTTGATTATTTTCGATGGAGAAACGAAGACGCAGCTAGGAATGCGTTGAATTCTTACTGTTACTGGACTCTCCGAAAACAATTAAGTGCCAGAGCAGCATCTAACACTCTTCTGAACAAATCGGTGAGTAGCAAGAACGAATTGTTGCACCATAATGGCATCAATTTCAATAATGTTCCAAACTGGCAGAAGCGTGGTGTTGGACTTTATTGGGAGCAATATGAGAAACAGGCATTTAATCCGGTTTCTAAAGAAGAAGTTGTTGCTCAACGTCGTCGGGTCAAGCGAGAGTTTGAACTTCCGATGAAAGAGGAATACAGTGAATTCGTAAGGAAATTTCTCTAATGAATTTGGAAGAACTGTCACAAATGACCGTTAATGTGAATAATCCATGGTTATGGATTAGCCTTTATGTACTTGGCATGTTCACTTGGGGGCGTAAAGAAGCTCAAAATCAAATAGACAAATTCAGAGAACCAATTGACACTGTTGACAGAGTATTTTTTGTTATTGCGGCTTTTGTCCTGCGGGCAACCAGTCCGTCATGGTTTCTTTTTCGAATTTTGATATTTTTCTTTTACGCCTCATTATATTTTGGAGAGAAGATTCTTGGTGTCAACCAACGTAAAGCAGGTTGGACAAATTCTGTAGGCCCACGATGAAAACCCCAATTCAATACATTCTTCCTCAATTACCTAAAGCTATTCAGCTACCTTGCGATTCTGATATCAACTGGGATACACTTTGTTCACGAGATGCTTCAGTGAACTACCCACGACCCTAAAGGGTCGGGGCTTCCTGCTTCACCCTTAGCCGCTTTCGATTGCTCTCAAGTCTTACGCCAAGTCCACAGGCTAACTCCGTAGTTCCTACGGTTCTTTTTCCTTCAACCAAGATATTCTTCGCTGCATTCTTGTCTCGGTTATGTTTACTTTCACAACGAGGACAACACCACGAACGAACATCTAATGGTAATGTTTCCATCACATATCCGCAAGATGAACACATCTTACTCGACGGAAACCAACGATCTATTTTGATTACTTGCCGACCATACCAGCCAGCCTTGTATTCAATCTGTCTAACCAATTCCGACAGCGATACATCGGCGATTGATTTTGCAAGACAACGGTTCTTCATCATGCCCTTCACATTCAGGTCTTCCAGACAAATGACTTGGTTTTCATCAACTATCTGGCGACTAACTTTGTGTAAGTGGTCATTACGAATGTTTGCTATCTTGTTATGTAGGCGAGCCAGTTTGAGCCGTGCTTTTTCTCGGTTCTTGCTGCCAAGTTCCTTGCGGTCTAAGTCCTTGTCCAACTTTCGCAACTTTCGTTGCAATGTCTTGTAAGGTCGGATGTTCTCATACGCCTTGCCGACAGAAGGTGTTGCCAATGCAGTAATACCAAGATCAATTCCCACTTCTCTCTTTAATTTGGGAAGTGATTTGATGTTTCGTTCTACAAGAATACAGACAAAGTATTGACCAGCACAATTCTTGCTGACCGTAGCATGTTTGATTTCTCCATCAATCTGGCGATGTAGCTTGACTTTCACTCCATCACTAAACTTCGGAAAATACAACTTGCCATCTTGAACTTTGACATGTTGTGGAATAGTGAACGATTGCTTGTTTTTCTTGGCGTGAAAACGAGGAAACTTCGCTCGTTTCGCAAAGAAGTTGTTGTATGCTGCCTGCAAACATTTGAGCGAGAATTGCAATACTTGACTATTAGTTTCCTTCAACCAAGTTTTTTCTTTCTTCAACTTAGTGAGCGTTGCCGCTTGGTCATAGTAGTTTGGACTCTCGCCATTTTGCTCATAAGCAGTTTTACGTTCATCAAGGAAGTGGTTATACACAAAGCGGACGCAACCAAAGTGAGCAGCGAACCGTCGTTGCTGTTCTTTATTAGGATAGAGTCTGAACTTGTAAGTGTAATGAGCCATTCCTTTTTACCACCAATTATGCTATAATTCTTCTTGGGCATAATTATGTAGTATGTTGGCTCAAAATTTCTGAGGACAAAATGGAGAAAAAATATCATCACGGCTCGCACAGCAAATACTTGATGAAATATCATTTCGTCTTTTGTGTGAAGTATCGTAAGAAATTGCTCTGGACGAAGGTAATTGATGATGAGATCAAGAGATTGTTCTATGAGATCGCTGAGAAGTCGGGTTTTACGATTGATGTTCTCGAAACGGACAAAGATCACATCCACGTTCTGGTAGATGCACCGCCAACCTTGTCTGCGTTCGATATAGTCAATCGGTTGAAGTCGCAATCAACATTCCATATCTGGAAGAAATTTGATACATTCTTGTCTCGGCACTTCTGGAATGAGAAGACGTTTTGGAGTGATGGATACTTTGTCTGCACGACAGGCGATGCCTCGACCGATACGATTAGACAATACATTGAAGAACAAGGCTAAATAAGGAGTATGAACATGAGTGTAAAATTTGTAGCAACCATTGCTGGCGTGAACGGTCCTGTGGGCAAGGATGAAGGTGAAGCAGTGGTTCGTCTTAGAGAATACATGGAAAGCCATATTGGGAAGCGGCACTTCCAAGAGACAAACCCTGACTGCGATGAGCAGCAATATCAGGATACGTTGTGGAAGTTGTATGGTAGGGAAGAAGGAAAAGACTTTGAGGCAACTTCTAACGGAATGGATGTTGTCGAGTGTGAACCAACCGTAAGATCAGTTGATTAGCGGTTAGGTGAAACCCATTTTTAGACCATTTCTAGCTCACGGCGTTTCATCCCCTACCCTAAAGGGCTGGTCATGCTTGCTCCCTTCGGTCGCTTCGCTTATGACCAGCCAATTCTTTTTTAGAATTGGTAGGGGTTTTCACGCCGCTTTAGGGATAAAACGTCTTTGTGATCCAATTGGGTATGTGAATGTGGAGGAAAAAATTGATGGTGCTATGGTAGGAATGTGCTTCCACGAAGGGCATCCTAAAATTCGGATCAAAGATAAAATCCTCCGAAAAGGCCGAAATCCTTCTCAGGCTTCTTCACAACGACAATTTGCCAGTATCTGGAACTGGGTCTACGATCATAAAAGCCAATTTGAGGCTCTGGAAGAGCTTGTAGGACCATGTAGCGTTTATGGCGAATGGATGGTCATGCAACATGGAATGGAATACACAGAGCTTCCATCGTGGTTAATTGCTTTTGATTTATTTCTTCATTCAAATAATGATTTTTATTCACCAAGAATGGCTCGAAGGGCTCTTCAGGAATCTGGCTTTAGTACGTCTCCTAAGCTCTCTGAAATACCTTTAAATAAAGATTTTTCAGGATATATTGATTTAATAGAAAAACCTGCTTCATTTGGCGGCACTGGCCTTCGTGAAGGCATCTATGTAAAGGTTTGTAATGGCAAATGGATTACAAATCGGTACAAAATTGTACGACCTGATTTTCAGCGTGGTCGTCTCTTCAATGCAGAAAAGTTGATCAAAAACACATTGGCTCATTAAGTCTACATAACATGTGTTTAATCATCGACAAAATCCGCTCCAATTGACCCGTCAAGACATTGTTGATCGTCGGCGGGAAGAAACAACGCCACTATCTTTGAGATATGGTTGGCGAACATCAGATAATCCAGAAGTTTCTGGAATTGTCGTACAAATCCCCCATCTGCCTTTCTCTGTTAATAAAGTAAATTGGCAGAAGGATGGGTTTTGATCCCTATATATTGGAAATGCATGAAGAAGAATTAAGACGGATAAATGATATCTTGGATGTTTTTATTGAACAAGGTTCTGTTCCTTGTATTGAAGGAACTCCGTTAGAATTAAAACCTGTAAATGTAGCATGGAAGAAGGAGGGGTTTTGACCACAAAAATGGCAAATTCAATTGTGGCTCGTCACCAAAAAGGAGAAGTCTCAGATGAGTTTTTGAAGGTTTTTGCAATTTCCGGTACCTTTCCTGAACCAGAAGAATTTCAAGAAATGACCCTCAATGAAAGAAATGACTTTTGGAGTTCTCGTATAGAGAAAAATCTTGGGCCTAATTGGCGTGAAATTTTAGGGGCAATGAGCAATTGTTTTGTGAAACCTTCAAACCAAAATTGGCTTTTGGAAGGCTTCTAAATAACACCTAGATATTTTCATGTGTGGGTGCGGCAGAAGTAGAGGTGGATCACGAGGTCGTTCTCGTAGGTTCAAAAGAAAAAAGAAACCAGTTGTTTCAATAAAAGCAACTGGTGGAGTTAACATAAGTGGTTCCGCATCCGTTCAAGGAGGATCATGAAAACATTGTGGAAGCTTTTTCAAACACTTGTTATAATCGGCATGGCTGCCGTAATGGGATGGTATAGTTTTCTCTATCTTGAGTGGATTGGGATCATTACCGCTGCTTATTTTACTGCTATTGGTTGGATGCTGTCACAGGTATGGGCAAGCGAAAAAAAGAAATCAGAGCCCACTTCCGACGTTCGGTCTTCAAATATAATTGCTGATGTTGTGTCAAATACGACTGATGATCAAATGATTCAAGATTAAAAAGCATCACAAGGATTAAATGGTTGAAAATATTCAATGTTTGCTGGAGAGTTGTCTTGAAATTTCTTAAGCGTTTTTGATCTCTTTGCTCTTTTGTTATATTTTGCCATAGGATTTGTCCCCGGCAATTCAGGATGTTTTGGCTTTACGGAACATGCTTTAGGGTTTCCACCATACGTCACATCAATTTGATCAGATCTATCAGGTTTATTGTTGTCGTATCGGAGCGTAACACGTTCTGGATCTATGCTGAGCATCGTTGCAGCACTTTTGATCAAAGCATCTGTTCTAGACCCACCATAAGTGGCTGTAGAAGGATGCGGTTTTGTGGCTGTCAACGGAAAATCGTAGACATACCAAGTCTTCGGTATAAGTTGAGGAGCAAATTCGGACATATCGTATGTATATATTCCTATGAACTTCAAGGAATGGCTAATATTGAACGAAGATGGTTATATCCATTTTGATGAACCAGTTACGATAGATATCGGTAATGGTCCGCAAGAGGTCAAAATAATTGACTTGAGAATAGAATTGTGGGGAGCTTACGCAGATAAAAAACCATCAATTACCGGCGTGAGCTTATTGACTAAAAATGGTTGGATCAATGCTCCCAGTACCAACCCTAAACTTAACATGAGATTCTATCAAGGAGAGAAAGAATTAACTCCAGAACCTAAATTTCCGCCATTTGAAGATTGGCAAAAAGTTGCAGACATCATTGGGTCTGATAACAAAATGAGAACAACCAGTGTTCCTGCTATTCATTGGAATGCTGATATGTGGAAGCAAAAAGTTGGTTAAGAAGCATCAATGATTTGTTCTTCAAGTTCTTTTAAAAGTAGCTCAGCTTCTTCTGCTAAAGCTTCACGTTCAAAATCACGTGAAGAAGCGAGTGTATTATTGACTTCCAGTAATTTGAAAGCTTTTAGTTTTCGCTTAATTTCTCGGGAAAGTTCATTCCACCTTTCGCCACAATCCCATTCATTATTCACATAACCAAGATCCCATTTACGTTTGCATTTTCCAACACACTTTGCTGTTCCGGGATTGAAACTTGAATAACCACATTCACTGACTTCAATCTCTCCATTGCAACAAGGGCAGTTTTGTATAGTTAAAGTTTCTGTTCCTTGGCGTTCAATTTTCTTCATGTTACTTGTCCATAATTGGTGGTCTAATTTTTAGCTTGCACATCATTGTTCTTCGTTTTCCATTTTAAAAGCCTTGTTTCCAATCAATTTTTTCAATTGGTCGTTTGGGATGATCGTTCATTATTTGGTCAAGAAAATTTGGGTCTAAAAACAATGTGCTTCGAAAATCACTTAGAACACGAATGTGATTATCAATGGCTTCTTTCAAATCTTGTTTGTCAAAAAATCCCCCGATAGGCAGGGTTCTGTCGTGTGCCATCATTTATCTCAGCTTTCACTGGCGGTCCCTTGCGGGTTTGCCGCTGCTCCTCACCCGGCTTTCATAGCATTGCTCACCTGCTCAGCCTGCTTGGGATTGCATCCTCAGTGGTATTGACGAGCGAACTCTCCCACTTTAAGCAATGATGCCCTGACCTTCCTCAACACCCTCTGGGAGTGCTGCGATGACATGGGGGATTCATTTCATTGTATCAAAATCGAATCAAAACACAACAACATTGTATCTTTCAGAGAACATCCTTGCATCTCTTTCATCGTTGACCAATGGCATCCCTCGAATGTTCAGGCTCGTGTTCAGCAACATTGGGCAACCCGTCTTCTCAAAAAATAAACTCAAAAGTTCGTGGTATTTGGCGTTGTCATTTCGAGACACAGTTTGAACCCGAGAAGTTCCATCAACATGGCAAATCGCAGGGACATCATCTGATCTCTTGCACTTCGATACAAACTGCATGTATCGAGAAGGATGATTGATCTCAAACCAATCCTCAGCATGTTCAGCCAACACCGATGGAGCAAACGGACGGAACTTTTGTCTCCTCTTGATCACATTGACTTGATCTTTCATGTCATGTGATCTCGGATCAGCCAACAATGACCTGTTTCCAAAAGCTCTAGGGCCAAACTCTGCCCTGCCGTTTGCAACACCTATGATTTCACCTTTCAAAAGTCTGTCGCAGGCTTCTTCGCAACTGTAATTGCCCGGAATGTCTGTTCCCAGATAAGGCCCTTTCCAGTTTAACTTTTGTCCGTAGTGATAAGCTGCTGCACCCAAAGATGATCCTGCATCACCGGGATTCGGCATAATCCAAATATTGTCGAAGTCCTCAATGGTGGAATTCGCCAAACAGTTCAGTGCCACACCGCCCATGTAAACCAAGTTCTTGGAATACCGTCTGGCGAGGTTCATCGCCTGTTCAATTTGTTTTTGGCAGACGATCTGAATACTTGCTGCCAAATCTTCTTTCTTGGCCTCGGGCTTCCAGTCTCCAATTCCACAATGAATATCTTTGTTTGGCATCCAATCACAAAGAAAATCATTGGCAATGTCATCAACATGCATTGGTTGTCCATAAGCAGCCATTCCCATGAGAATATATTCTTCGCTGTTGGGTTTGAGACCGCACCTCTTGGTGAACGCTGAATACAGAAGGCCAATTGAGTGAGGGAAGTTCATTTCATGTTTCAGGGAGAACTGGCCATCTTTGACATCCCAGATCGACATTGTTTGGAACTCACCAACAGAATCGATTACGACGGCAACGCAATCATCGAATGACGATGTGTAGTAACCTGCTGCTGCGTGCGACAAGTGGTGATCTGTGTATTTTATGGGAGCTTTGATACCGAATTGCTTCAGGTAGTTTCGAGGAAGCTTCTGTCGATTGAAAGCGTAAGAGAAATTTCCGCATCGAATTTGTCTCCACTTCTTTTTCCATGTATTTTCATAGAAACAAACAACGTCGGGTTTACCATATTGCATCGCATCAATGATGATGTCGAAATTCAGCTCTGGGTCGAACTTCTTTTTGGAGTATCTCTCAGAGTGTGCTGCGAAAAGAATCTCACCATCTTCGATGACAGATAAAGATGCGTCGTGAGTTGTAGCTGTAATGCCCCAGATGTTCATGGTATAAAGGAGAAGCCCTGTGAGGAATTATCTCACAGGGCTTCATAGACGGCAGTTTTATTGAACCGTTTTACAGCGCTAAGAAACATCTCTCCTGCCGCCTCCCCCGTGGTTAACAGAGTTGAACTCTGGCCTTTATGGGGCTTCATTTATACGAAATGTTCATCAACACTCGGCTAACTCTATATATTCAAATTAAACATGAATGTAAAGAGTATTATTCCATTTCTTGTTTCCATTCTTCAAATGCACGATGTATGTGATTTGTCAAATATTGGTCGATGGCCCCACAATTGAAGGCCGCAATTTTATCAAGTAAAACCTTGATTTCATCTTCTGTGAATTTGCGATCACCCCAACCAAAAATGAATTCTTTCTTTTCCATTATACACCTCCTTTGTGTGGAAGTATTTATGGAATCAATTTGCATTTTGTGGGACTACCCCAAGGGAGCGTCCTAAATTTGTCATAGCTTCAGGAAGAGTTTTTCCTGCAACTTCAAATGATCTGTCACCTTTAATTGCAACAAGCTTCCACATAATCACTTTGTGTGCTCCACTGCCAGCGAATTTTTCTCGAATAGGAAGTTCCTTGACGTTCCATCCTAAGTTAGCTAATCGTGTTCTAATTACATCTGCGTCCATTTTTCTCCTTCTAGGAAGACGCTCGTGTGGAAGCAATGTGTCTTTATGCTGGAATCTCTTCCAGAATTTCCACCAAGCCATATCTTTCCCCCAATAACTGTTACCTTGTTATTAGTTATTGAGTTGCGACATTATATTAGTCGAACATCTGCATAAAATGTTTGAAACCAATGACGTGATCACCAAATGGAAAAGTTTTTCCCTGATAATATGGGTGCATGCCTTGCAGATCTATGTCTTTCAATTGGTTGCGGGCAATATTGGTTTGCCCCTGATTTTTCATTGCAATGGCTGTTTGGGAAGGTAATTGCATAGTCGGCATATCCGGGGACATGCCTCCGTTTTCGAGTTGAGACAATGTGTATGTTTTTGATTGCCCGGTAGCGTAGGAATACACATAAAATTCCATTTGATTTATGACATTTTCAGGTGCATCAAATATGCCTTCTTGAGACATAATGTCACCTAAACCAGACCCTATTGTTTTTAAATCTGCTGGTGAGGCATTCCATGTTTCAACATCATGGTTGACAACTCTTTTCCAGCCCCAATGCTTCATGGCATATTCACGAGCATCAACTGAACCGTATAAAACTTCCAGTTCATTTGGGTCTATTTGATCTTCCAGTTCATTTTCATCGATAAAATTGAGAAGGTGATCAAGGTCAACCTCGTCATAAGTTCCATCGTAATCTTCAAGTTGTTCAGCAACGCTTTGTGAAACAATGTTGATTACGTGAGCTTCATGGTTGTAATCACCAACATCACCATCGGCGTAATAGGTGCCACCACCTTCATCAATCCAGTATTCACCTCGAAGATTGTTTTCGTTAATCCATTTATTCAACGATTTGAGCATGCATTATTTAGGGATCTGAATCTTCTTTTGTCAGACCTAACAGCGTAGCAAGGGTGTATCCAGCGGAATACAGAAAAACAATGATGATAGAAATTGGGCTAAACAACCAAGCAATGAACCAAAATGTTTTATTTTTCTCTGCAAAATTACCCCACATGGCACCAATGAAAATGCCCATAGCAAGATAAGCAAAAGCAAAATATCGAATCAGGATATAACGCACTGTAATGCTCCTATCAATAATATATACATTGATTTACTGGGAGGACCAAAAATGGATGTTTTGAGAATCATCCTTTCCATCTTTATACCACCCCTCGGCGTGCTTTTGCAAGTCGGTTTGGGTGTACATTTTTGGATCAATATATTGCTGACCATTTTCGGGTATTTTCCGGGATTGATCCACGCTCTGTATGTGATCCTTTCAAAGGACTGAAAATGCAAAAAATAATCGATACATTGCTGAAATTCAAAAATTGGATTCTTGGCTTCGGAATTTTAGGTGTTGCCATTTGGTGGATTGTCAGAATTATCATGTGCACATTTTTTGGCATCTGCCTCATCTGAAACTCAAGGAGGATTTTTTGAACAAGATTACAATCTTTGTTGTTGTATCTTTGATTGGTTGGCTCATTTTATTCAGCGGCTTCTTGGCGTATTGCCAATTTGTTGTTCCACACATGAAAATGTACAACGACTACCAAAGATATAACGAACGCTATCAAGAAATGGATCAACGTTTTTTCCAAAAGCATGAAGAGAAACCTGATTGCCAAAAAGAAAAACCGATTATCCCAAAGCCACTTTCTCAGGAAGAGATTGATAAAAGAAAAATAGAAAAACTTCGCAAAGAGCGAGAAGAACGTTACAAGAAGTTCGGCTATCCTTATCAACAACATATGTGAAAGGACTATCAATCAATAGATAATTAAAACCAAGGAGGTTTATATGTCTTTACTCGCAACCTTATTTCTCGTTCTTGGAGTTATGTTTCTTGGACGATACTTCTATCTGAAAAAACAGGCAGAAGAAAATAAAAACTTTGTCGTTCTCGGTAGCACTTTGATTTTGTGCTGGATGTTCCCCGGAGCAGCTTTGATGATTATCGGCTTAGTGATTCTTTTTGTGCTGTTGTAACATGAAAAAAGAGATGGCTTTTGGCCATCTCTTTTTTGTTAGTCTGCTGGGACTGACTTCACAAAGTCTTTTACGTCGTCTCGCCACAACCCATGTCTTCGAATAATTTGAGCAAACTCTTCGACATCATAAGGTCGAATTGAAAGTTTGATCACATCATCTTCTGGGTCTTCGTCTTCTTTTTGATTGTATTTTGATTCTGCGTGGCAAAGTAAATGGTCCACTAATGCTTCTTTGCCGTTCTGTGGAAGCTGTCCCCAAATCGGTTCAGCGATTGTAATAACAAAGAAAGGTGTTTCCTGACCAGCCAGAAGAGCGTTTAGGTTTGCTACCTTTTTGCATGTACCCCAAACATCTTTACCATTACGTTTTGGCGTCTTTGAAACAAAGACATAATCAACACGTACATCCATATCAATCAAATGACTGTGGTATTTCTCGATGTACCTCTCGGCTATCTCCTGAACTTCTGGGGCTTTCGTGTAAACCGTCTTTGGCATTTTGAGCATCCTTTCGCAATCCTGCCGTGCAATCAAATTCATCGAGTTCCATTTTGGACTCGTACCAACTTTTCGGAAGTTGAAGCTTCATTTTAATTCAGCCAGTAAAGTGGGTCAAGACAGGGAGACAAATCTCTTTCTCTGTCTTTTCGATCTTTCAGTCATAAACACATCAAAAGGAATAGAGTTGGCAATGTCATCAGAAGTGAGTGATTTCAGCTTTTCTCGAACTTCTGGTGATTGCTTCATCAACATGCGTCCGGGTAAACAATATTCCGGCACAGGTTTGCCGGTGCTTTGTGCATGATGAAATTGATCATACGATAAACCGAATTCGCATTGTGCTTGAACAGCTAAGTCTTCAAGCACTCTTTTTGGACTTCTTTGCGAGATGTTCATTGATCTTTTTGATCTCTTTACTGTTTGCAGATTCTTTGTGACAGCAATATTGCAGGTTGCCATCCGGGCCATTGCCATAACGACAATAAATGTTGTAATTATAGTTGCTGTAGACACTGTGTGCAATTTGGCTGCCAACGAAAACATCCCGAACAGAATTATCGTATTCAGGATTGCCCCAAGCATTTTTGCCAACAACAGGAACAGGTTTCATTTTCACACGATACCACAATCCATCATGTTGGACGTACTGCTGATTTTCTACTTCAATCAAAACACGTTGTGGTCGTTGATATTTTCGAATCTTCTTTTTGCCTTCGCAAAGTACGCCAGTTTCAGGATGAACGTAGAATTCGTTCCTCCAATAAAAACGACTACCATGAGGTTTGCTGACAACTTCGCCTTTGTCATTGATTTCTGTGGCAGTTTCAACAAACCACATAACGTGTCGGCGAAGGTGATCGCCCATCAAATCACGAGTGTCGGCGAATTCACAAATTTCTGACCAGACATCGTTCCATTTTCGGCCCACATTCTTTTTGAGAAGTCCGATGATAGGCCCAAGATGATCTGTTTGTTCTTTGGTAGTATCCCAACCCTGTTCGTGTGGCTTCCTCATGCCACGACCTTTGGGAGTTCCACGTTCACGAATGATTTCGTAATCTTCATCATCCAATTCGAACCTGTAACGATGACGAGGATATTTTCCACCACCACCAACACGTCCGGGTGTGACAATTACTTTTTTCATGTCTTTACGCATGGTTTACTCCACTTCGGTTACCAAACCAAAAATGTTATCAATGCCGATTGTCCCATTTGTTCTGTTTCTGTTGTTTCCGATTTGATATCGGTAACCACCCATCTTTTGTTGAACAGCTTGAATTAAGTGAACGTAATAGTTTCCTTTAACTCGACAGAAGACAATGTCACCTTTCTCTAATGGCTCAAACCCTATAGGTTCAACTGTTACAAGGTCACCAGATTCAATTTTTGGCGACATACTATTGCCTCGTGGGCGAAATTGAACTGTTTCGCCATTTTGGAGGTCATTTCTATGTTTCTCCCAATTCATTCTACGGTTTAAATTCTATGATGTAAAGTTGTTATTGTAAGTTTTGTGCTTGATATGTCTTGGTTGCAATGTCGTCAATGGTAAGTATCGACACAAAGTCCAAGTTTTTATCAGTAAATCTGTGTTTTGCTCCAGCTAAGCGATCAACAATTGCGACGACTTTTGTTACTTCACATCCAAATTCAGTAATGATTTCACATGCTCGTAACAAACTACCTCCACTTGTCACTACATCATCAACCACAATGACTTTGTCGCCCGGTTTAACAGATCCAACAATTGGGCCACCACGACCATGTTCTTTGGATTCTTTTCGAATCAGGAAACCACGAACAGGGTGCTTTACACGACCTTGATTGTACAAAAACGCACTGACAATCGGATCTGCCCCAATAGAAGGACCACCGATGGCATCAAAAGGTTCGTCAAATCTTCGGCCAACTTCTGCAACATGCATGATTTCATGCATTGTTTGGACAATGAGATCAAGCCCTGTTGATTCCAAAGCAACTCGTCTTAAATCGAGATAGAAATTGGTTTTTTCGCCCGATTTTAAAGTGAAATCTCCAAACTCTAAAGCATCTTTTTTGATGATTTCAATAAGCTTGGAACGAGCAGAGGCTCTCTTTTTGAGACCTGCGTAGTAATCGTCAAGAATTTTCTGTGTCGTCGTCATGTTTAGGTTTAACCCCCCAATCTTTGTACAATGCAACAATATACAAAGATACGAGAGAAACGCCTACAGCGATTTTAGCCAACAAAATCATAATTCCTTCCTTGAAATCTTTCCCTGTTTTTCATGAGATTTAGTTGTTATTTCGCCGTAATCTGCGAATTATCGATTTTTTCTCTTCTCTGGCATCTCTTAAAGCAACAGAAAATCTTTGCGAATTTCCTTTTCTTATTTCCTGCTCATAAAATTTAATTTTGGTATTCAGATGTGCGAGATATTTATTATCGCTTTCTAATTGGGTTTCCCAACCCATCATTTCCCCAAACCAAACTGGAACATTGCCAACGTGCACGGTTTGAGAAAGACCATCTCCTTCGCCATAACTCCGATATGTATCCCAAGGGCCAAAAGCCGAGTAACTGGCAATCATTAAAGCTAAAAACATGAATATTGAAACGAAGATTTTCTTCATGTAATATAGTAGTCTATTGCTCCTAAAAATAGCCCGAGTCGGATTCGAACCGACAGACATCTGAACCTAAATCAGACCGCTTTGCCGTTTGCGTACCGGGCCTTATTTTATCAATTCGGGATTGTATACCTCGATGTATACTAAGACCATCGAGACAATTACAATCGCAGGAAAGACATATGTCCAGAACCATCATTTCGTCAGCGGTTCAAAATATTTCCTGATGCTTTCTTTAAAGAGGTTTAATTTTGCCATCTAAAACCTTGATCTCTATTTTTGCTTCATTCCAAGAAGTGTTCTTTTGGATGATTTGCTCAACAGTGTATTTGTCGCCTCTTTCAACATAAACAATAATACTATTATCGGCCATGCCGACAATAGTAGTTTGATTTTTAGTTAAATTGGCATTCTTAAATGCTTCATTTAATTCTTCAGCAATAGCTTTTGTTTTTTGATTCATAAATTTTATTTTTCATTATAAATGAGGATGATTTAAAGAACCATAAATCAGTCTCTCACGAAGAGCTGTAAATCAACCATTACTTATTCGTGATGTAATGATCGATTTGAACCAAGGTATCTAACCCTGAGTTCAACATGGTTCAATACCGGAGGAGGGATTTGAACCCTCACGCTCTAATGAGCACCAGATCTTGAATCTGGCGTGTCTGCCGATTCCACCACTCCGGCGTGGTTGTTATTCAAGTATATCTTCTATAATTCTGTCAAATCTTTTTGCCTCCATGTGTGCAGTATATCGACGCCTGAATTCCGTCATAAGCCAATCCTTAAAATAAATAGTGTTCAGCGAATATAGTGTTTGAAAGTCCTATAAATCGCCATTCTTCCATTCGTTCTTTGCTTACTTCAACTTCTTCTCCATTCTCATCAATCCATCGAAGGTCTTTGAGCTTAGGGTTATTGACTTTAGAAATATAGTCAATAGCTTCCTTCAGCTTTTCGATTTCAATTTCAACTGCCTCTGTTCTGATCGCTTCTTCAATGACAGAAGTCCAACGGTCATCGTATTCATGCGATGTCCATGAATTATTGGTCAATTCTCTAAGTTTGTTCCTGACATGCATTCCTTCCCGGAAATGAACTGGATGAGGAATCAAACCCCCAATCACAGGAGAAACAGTTCCATGTTCTTCTTTCCATTTTCGGAACTGATTGATTCCTTCTTCTCCCAGCCATTCTCGAACATTGGCAACCAAAGCTTCATCTGGTTGGTATTTCTCTTTGTGAACTTTGATTTCTAAAGCTACTTCTTTGTTTCGTTCAACCTTCAAAGCCTTCATGATTTCAGATGGGTAAATTCGCCAACATCTTTCAGATGGAAGAATTGGCTCACGGCCACATTCTCTGGCATCTTCGTCGTCGATGGCAAAAGTTTCCAGTTCGAGCTTCCATGACTCGTCACCACAAACTCGACGATACTCCTCTTCTGTAACCTCAAAACAGAAGCATTCGCCGTCACCAGATGGTTTGCCTTTGATTATCATGTCATTCCTTTCTAAGCAGAGCCCACGAGAATCGAACTCGCACCGGGTATTTCACCGGAACAGATTAGCAGTCTGTCGCAACGAACCAATATTTGCCTAGGCTCTATCCGATCCATTTTGTTGAGAAGCCAATTTTCTGACTTCATTGATCAGAAAAGTTGTTTCCTCAACATGATGTTGTTCAAGTTGTTTGTATCGCTCTTCCCACGAAAGCGATTCGTCCATCTTATAACGTTTAACTTTGATCCAACTATAACCATTGTAATCAGTGGTCATAATTCACTTTCTAATTGGCCACTCTACAAAAGCGTACCAATCAACATTGATTTCTTTTCCTGTTTCAATTTCAATCGCATCCATATAAGGCACGCCTGACCAACTTTTCTTCTTTAGATAAGTTCGATCACCAATTTTGAATTGATCACCATAACCAACCATATTGAAGAAAACTGAATGCTTGTTTTGTTTGTACTGTGTTCTTCTGTGTTTTTTCCAAGACTTCGGCACATCGATCCAGTAATCATCCCATGCTTCAGGGAGATTAGTTGCGTTTCGTTTTGGTCGAATCTTGATTTTGTAATCGTCGATTTCTAAAAAATGTCTTTTGCCGTTTGCACGACGTTCCTGTGTGGTCTTCATGTGACGAAGACCATGATGAATGTAACGTTTTTGCACTGGTTTCTCCTTAAGGTTTTAGCCTTAAGTGAAACCATCCTCCAAATTGAACTTAATCATGTTGTTTTCTCCTTTTACGAACTGGGCTCTCCGCTTCTCAGTTGATAAATCATTGCCAGAAATGGACTGAATTCACCTTTTTCAAGAAGCTCTTGAGGCTTTCTTCCACTGAAAGATTCATTCGGCTTTTCAAGCCATTCTGGAATGGTTTGTTCATTAACAACTTCTGCAAGTTTATTTATGATTTCAGCTTCTCTTTCGAGAGGATGCCACCAAGTCTGGCAACCATAAACAACCTCGCCGTTTTCCAAAACAATCTTTGGATTGTCGTCTGATTTGATGACCTGTGCACCTTCAGGAATCATGTCTGGTGTAGGCTCTTGCTCTGCATTTGATATAGAGCGAAGACTGCCATCAGGCATGTGAATAAAATACACAGCTACATCTTCATCATAATCGCCAATTCCAAGACATTCACTTTGATCACCATTCCAAACTCGCACTTTCATGTCTTTCTCCTTGAAAAAAGTTGATGCTCGTCCTTGATACGAGTCAGATCGATGTTTTTTCACTGTTTCTGGAAGTTTTGATAGAACAAAACATGTTTATCAGGAGAATTACAAACACATGGCCACAATGCCATGAACGCTTTGGATTTAAAAAATGTATCTCGACACGATTCAGGTACGAGAATTACATCGATTTGTGACCCAATAACTGGTTTGTAATTTTCAACATCTTGTTCTGTTAATAAAATTGATTTCAATTTTTTCATAGCAGAGGGCACGGGGCTTGAACCCGCAACCCGTATTTCAGGGCACCTCGGTTCCAACGAGGCTGCTAACCAATTCGCTTACCCTCTGTAATAAAGAGGCTGGGCTGCTTCGTTTCCGACCTGACCCGGTAACCTCTCGTTCGGTCCACCCCGAAGGGACCACCTAGCGGAAGAGAAGGAAGTTGAATCCCCAAGGCATGTCACCATGCTCGCCCGCTTTCGAGGCGGGTGCCGTCGCCAATCGGCTTGCTCTTCCGTAATTCAAGCGGAAACGTTGGGACTCGAACCCAAAAGGCGTATTTCAGCCCACCTGTGTTCAAAACAGGCTCCTCATCCAGCCGGATCATTTCCAAAAGACATTTGATGACCACCTCTAATCCTCTTCGCCAAATGGCGTTCGTTTCGACAACGTTAGATTTACAGTTGATCAGGCCAACTAACCGGGTGTCTTCCCACCCCGCCAGATCATCAAATGTCAATGTTCAATAAGTTTTTGTTCTTTCTCTCTTTTTCTTCGTTCTTCTTTCATATCAGCAATATGGGAAAATAGAATCACCAAGAAAAATCCCCCAAATACCACTATGCCGACAATCCATGCCGCTATGTTGTTTGTGTTGTTCATTGGTTTTAAAAACCCTTTAAAAGTGGCGATGACGGCTTTCGAAACCGCAACGACCAAAACCATGTTTCAGATTTAATCGCATCAACTGGGCTTGAGCCAGTCAGGTATGCCAATTCCACTTACACCGCCAAATCACCAAAACGCTTTTCTAATTCAGATAATACTTCCTCTTTCATTCCATCCCAATGTTCCATAAAACCCGGAAGTGTTAATTTGAATTCTTGAAACTCGTCCCAGTTAAAATAGTTTTGTGCATCATCCATTTCACGCTCAAGAAGTAATTTTGACTGTTCGCTTAGTGAATCGTCTTTGTATAAACTCCAAGCAACAGCGTACCTTCTATGGTGTTCTGGCATAATGCTCATTATCTCGCTGCTTCCATCAAACGAATGTTGCAGCATTCCATCTTTTCTTTTCCTTGATCAACAAGAGTTTTGTTCATCATGTTAATGACTTCTTGTTGCTCTTTTTCTGTCAATAATCTGTCGGTTGTCATCATCAAAGGGATGTCTGTGGCAATTGTAATTTCTTCCTGAAATCCCATGTTCTTCATGAAAGAGTTGATGTTGTCTTCGATTTCACCAGCCTCTTCGGTGATATCTCTTGTTTTTGCCCTCAAAGTTAATTCGTACTTACATTGAACAGACATGTCATTCCTTTTGAATTGAGTCAAACCATTCTTGAAAACAATCAGGACAAACAGGGGGTGCGTATGGGTCTGGGGAAACAAAGTCTCCCTCATCAAGTTTGAATTGCTTGCCACAAACACATGTAGCAACCCCGTTTTTTACATTGTCGAAATACCAACTTTCGGCCCGTATTTCACCTCGTTCTATTGGGTCTGGAACATGCATTCCAAACATTGTTTTACTCCTTTATTGATTCTTTGGCAATGCATCTCCGGTCTTTTTCCTGTGACCTTTAATCATCGCATGATAGTCTGGAAGTTGTTTTTCACTTCTTTTTGTGTCACCGTTGCTAAGCACAACCCAACCATCATCCCATTGATCATCTTCATTTCTGATTTTGATTACTTTGCCTTCAGATGCATACTTTTCAGGAATCCAAGCAACTTGAGTTCTTGTTGTGGTTGGATTTAATGTTTTCCTCAGTGTGCATTGTTTGTAGTAATTTACAGTCACATCAACCTCCATAAATAATTTGGATCATTCAACATCCTGTTTGATCTGTTTCCCTATTGTATCAAAATCTTCGTCTTTAAATGACTCATCACTTCCAACGATAAGCCAACTGTTCATATTGGAATCAAAATCACCTATCGTCCATTCTTTATGTATTTCAACCCAATACAAACCATTTTCACGCATCTTTTGCTCCAATTTCTCAACCGAGAAACAACTGATCCAATTAAGTATCCGAGAGGGGAGTCGAACCCCTACGCCATTTAAGGCATGCGGCCCTCAACCGCACCTGTCTACCAGTTCCAGCACTCGGACATGTTTAATTTCTTCTTGTAGCTATTCTCATTTGTCGTATTCTCTTATGCAAACGTCGTCTTAGAGCTGCGACATTTTCAGAACAGCGTTTTTCTAATTCCTTTTCGTCAATTTTCTTTTCTTGTGACATGTTTTCCTGCCTTAAAGTAGCGACGGTGGGATTCGAACCCACACTGGACGACTCTTAAAATCGTTGCCTCTGCCGTTGGGCTACGCCGCCATATTTTTAGTTAAGTTGTAGACTATTCGATTCTACATGTTCTTTGAATCTTTTTAAACAATCAGAATTATCACAGGAATGATGTTCTTGGTTTTCAACAAGATCACTGTGATGTTCTACAAAAGATTCATTTGCTGTTTTCTAATTCTCAGGAGTTTTTAATCCATTTGTTATTTCTTCCTTCCCGCAATAATCACAAATAAATTTACAGAACCATTTTTTCATTTTGATTACCTTCTTTTACTTGAACAAAGTAACAAAATAGCACAGGTGGGAGTCGAACCCACAAACAATCACTTGATTCTGAATCAAGTCGCTTTGCCGTTTGCGTACTGTGCCATATTGAAAGTGCAACTTTCAATTGAAAGTTGCACTTTCATTTAGTTCATTCCTGCACTTCAACAACAATACCAGAACCAACGGTCTTGCTGCCTTCTCGAATAGCGAATCGGCTGCCAGTTTCAATGGCAACTGGCTTACCAAGTTCGATATCTAGATCAACGTGCTCACCGGGCATTGCCATTTCGACATCGCCAACCATGTTGGCACAACCCGTTACATCAGTTGTGCGGAAAAAGAATTGTGGTCGATAACCATCAAAAAATGGTGTATGTCTTCCACCTTCAACTTTCGCCAACACATAAACCCGTCCTCGAAACTTTGTGTGAGGTTGAATGGATTTCGGAGCAGCCACAACTTGGCCTTTCTGAATATCCTCTTTCTTAACACCTCTCAGCAAAATTCCAACATTATGACCAGCAAGCCCTTCGTCCAGAGGACGATGGAACATTTCAACACCAGTACAAACTGTGTCGAGGGTGTCATCTTTCAAGCCAACGATTTGGACATCATCGCCAACACGAACACGACCTTGCTCAATTTTTCCTGTTGCCACAGTTCCCCGACCTTCGATGGTGTGAACATCTTCAATCGAAAGAAGGAATGGCTTTTCTGTTTCACGCTCAGGAATACCAATGTAGGAGTCCAAAGCATCCATCAATTCGGTGATACACTTTGCTGCTTCCGGGTCACTGGGGTTTTCCAGTGCTCCTTTGGCGTTTCCATAAATCACCGGAACATTTTCTCCATCAAACCCGTATTTAGTCAAGAGTTCACGGGTCTCCATTTCCACAAGTTCGATCATTTCTTCATCGGCCAGATCGCACTTATTCAGAAAAACAACGAGTGCTGGAACTTCGACCTGTCGAGCCAACAAAATATGCTCACGTGTTTGAGGCATCGGGCCATCTGCTGCCGATACCAGCAAAACAGCTCCGTCCATTTGTGCTGCCCCAGTAATCATGTTTTTGACATAGTCAGCATGACCGGGACAATCGATGTGTGCATAGTGCCTGTCGTTCGTTTCGTAATTCACATGTGAAGTGATGATCGTAACGGTTTTACTTTCATCACGAAATGTTCCACCTTTGGCAATGTCTTTGTAAGACTTACTTGTTGCCAAACCTTTTTCAGCTTGAACAGCAAGTATTGCTGCGGTTAGGGTTGTTTTGCCATGGTCAATATGACCAATGGTTCCCACATTCACATGTGGCTTACTACAATCGAATTTTTCTTGAGTACTCATCGTTCCTTTCCTTTCTGTGAGTAGTGGAGAGTACCGGAATCGAACCGATTTCTTCTGTGCTTCAAACAGACGCTGAATGACCACACTAGCTCACTCTCCATGGTGGGGGAGGTAGGATTTGAACCTACAATGCCCTTTCGGGCAACATCTTTACAAGGATGTCGTGTTTGCCGTTTGTATGCTTTTCATGAATGGGACAGTTGCCTGTCCAAGGTTGTAAAGCAGTAGTGAGTTTCACCACTCCCCCATTTAGACAACCAAAAAAGGCTGTCTTTCAACAAACAACCTTTTTTGGTTGTCTGTTGAGTGGCGACATACGGAATCGAACCGCCTATCTCTATGAGCACGAAGGTTACAGCTTCGGTGGGTTCCCACACCCCAGTGCCGCCAAATTATCATTAAATTGTAAAAGACCAAAGTGGGAGCAGACGGAGTCGAACCGCCACAGCATACTACGGGTAGGTTACAGCTACTTGGGCTCGCCAATGCCCAGTACTCCCATTTAATTCAAAATAAAGCAAGTGTTACAATTCTAAATTCATCATCCATGTTTTTTGATGTAATCCAAAATTTGTTCTTTGTCTTCATCTGTCAGAGCAAAACTCAGCTTGCTCTCAATGTACCTCATTACTGTTTCTTCGGACACAGCCGATTCTTCATGTAGTGAGTCAATCTTCAAGTGGATTTTGATTAATGTTGCAACCAGTTCCACTTCCCTCTCTGTCATCAATTCTCTCCATCAAATCGTTTTTCAGTTGTCTTCGACGCCAACGTTTCCAACGTCTTTTATCTTTGCCGTCCCAATGTTCAGGCCAGCGTCCGTCACCGTTGTATTCCCAAAGAATTCCTTTGTTTCGAATACCTTTTCGGCGTTTTCTTATGTCTCTGTGTTGTCTTAACCCTCTCAATGCAAACTCCATACACCAATAAAAAAAGCTCAGTTGCCGTTATGGCAACTGAGCTTTGCGGTGTAAGGTGCTGTGCTCGTTTAGTCCATAACGGTATCGTGTTCCCTTGAAAGGGAATACAAGTACAGTAATGATGAACTAAACGAAAAAGTCATTTGTGTGTTTCCTTTTGCTGCCGGAAAAATTCCGATCAGCATGTTATAGTATCTACCTGCATTTTATTTTGCAAGACTAATTTTTGCAAAATTCCAAAAAAGTTTGTCTGCTTGTTGAATTGCCCAGTCTTCGGAGCCTGTGAAAACCTCAACTCGACCATAAGGGTCTTCTCGAAAGAGGCTGTAAGCTTCGACTGGTTCGATCCTTGCGTTCTCTCGTATGTCCGAGTCATCTCGGAGAAAGAACCCATTGTATTCTTTGACGATTCGACCGCCGCAATTTTCTTTTGACATCAGTCATCCGGGAAAAGGTGAAACATCCAGTAAACCATCGCTGCTGCTGGAATCAAAG